TTATAAGAAGAATATGAATAATTATATTAATTATCATTTTACAATCTTATTAAATACAATTAAGAAATTAACAGAAAAACAACCGATAGAAATAGAAATGATAGAAATAAATCGTGCTTATAAAGAAAATAGTTATAATTGAATATAAATAAATCAAATGAATATAATCATTCTGTGAATTTAATTTTCTTTTCAAATTCTTAATATTATTTTTATAAATCATTTCTTTTTCTTTGAATTTCTCATCCCTGATTTCTAATAAAATTTTAAATTCAATAAATTGATTTAATTTCTCAATCAATTCATCACTGTCAATATCATTTAAGTAATAATAACTATTATCTAATAACATTTCTATTAAAGAAATATTATTATCGATGTTATTCATCAAGTGCCATTCTTGAAACAATGCCATTTATCGAATTATAATGATATTAATAAAAATAATTACAAAAATCAATTTTTATTAATAATGAGAAACCCAAAAATAATATTTAAGGGTTTAATAATAATCATATTATTATTTTGATTTTATGAATTTGAGGTCAGTGACAATCCAAACCCAAAGAGGAATGAAATAACAAGTTCTTCGTTGTCAATGTCTGAAATTTCATAATTTTGAATGTGATTAATGACTTCATCGTGAATAACTGGATTGAAACTCACTTTTGTATAATCATAATCAAGACCCTGAATATTATTCATCATCTGAATAGATAATTATTTATGAAATTCATAAAATCATTTTTATTTATTTTTACTTTTATTTATATTCATATTCATTCATAATAATCATTCATCTTTAATTGTTTTAATATTAATATTATTTCCTATTATATCTAAATATTGATAATTATTTCTTCCAAAAGACCTTGAAAGACCTGTATCACAATACCAAATCTGATCATCTTTCAATATTATTCTTTCATAACAAGTATGTCCAAGAAACATATAAGTAATCCCAAGTTCCTTAAATAAATTTGATGTTTGTTCTCTATTATTCTCGCTTCTATTCCATAAAATACCATTCGAACCAAGAATTATAGCATCAAATATTTCTTTATCACTGACGTCGATAGTTGCAGTTTCTAAATAATTTTTCCATAAATCATTAATATAAAATAATGGTTTATTATGTTTTTTTAATAAATTTAGATGTTCTATATCAAACTTTGCATGACAAAATAATAAATCACCAATTTTACAAACAATTGGTCTCTTCGCAAGTGTTAATGCCAATGATCCTTTCGCCTTAAATAAATTAGTTCTTTCATCAGAACTACTATTTTGAGAAACATAAGTAAAATCGCCAATAACATTCATCAATTCGTGATTTCCAATTAGAGAGATGCAATAACCACCTTTAGCACGAGCTATTAAATTTAATTTATCAGTAAAATAAATCATTTCATAATCTTTCAAAACTTCCCAATTATCAATATTAGGCATTCTATTTTTACTATCAACCTGATCCCCTAATTGTAAAATAACAGTTTTAGGAGGTTCAGCAATCCATTCGAAGTTATTATTAATAACTTTAGCATCAATTAATATATTTTTAAATCTTTTAATATCCCCATGAACATCTCCTATTATTATTATTCGTTTCTGTATTGGTAATTCACATATGAAATCACTAATCATATTTATATATAAAGAAATAAAGAATTATTTTTATATGAATATTTATATTAAAATCCTTTTTTATTTCTTATATTCATCTTCTATTATCATTAATAAAACAAATTCATTTATCTTACCTCAAATTTTTAGGGAATGGACACCTGTTGCCATTGAGAGTAAAATTGATAGAACTAAACCATTTAGTTTTAATGTTGGAAAATTACCAATGGTTCTTTGGTATGATAATAATAATTCAATAATATCAACTGTTAATATTTGCAAACATCTAGGATCTAAATTAGATACTGGATTTGTGAATAATGGTTGCCTTCATTGTCCTAATCATTATACTCCTTATAATATCAGTGATAAAATAGGAGATATTAAAGTCAGTAATGGTTTAGTTTGGTGGAGTTATAGAAGTTATTCAAAAAATCCACCAATGAATTTTAAGATTACTAATAATAATAACAAAAATAAAAAAAATAAATATTATAATAGTTATATAGATGTCAATGCTAATATTATCAATGTTATTTTAGAATTCGTTTATTCTGGTTATAATAATAATTTCAAAAAAGAAGGGAAAACTAAGTTTCTATTTAAGGAGACATTATTTAAGGCTGAACATAGATATTTGTATAAATATCCTTATTATCTCAAAGGAAATATTAATAAGAATATTAATTATGCGTTTAATTTTGCTCCATTGGAGGAAAATAAGACAAGAATATTTATAACTATTAATGATAATGTTGATGCTAAGATTTATATGAATTATTACTTATTAAATAAGATTAGTAATATTAAAAATTATGAAACTGACATAAATTATTTAAAATATTTAATTATTTTGAAAGATAGTAATAATAATTATATGAAAAAAATTTATAATTTATTTGATAAATATTCATTTCCTAATGAATATAATGCAATCAGTTTTTATAAATATAGACATTTCTATTAGTCACTTTCTTTTTTATTTTCATTTATCAATAATAAATGAATAATAATAATAATTTAACTTATTATTTAATTACGGTTTTTATAATTTTTTTAATTATTTATATTGGATTACTATTTTCAAATTCAAAAAATTTGAGAAATTATGCCATTATTAATATTATATTTTTATTAATTTTTGTATTTTATGCTTTTATAATAAAATAAAAATAATTGATAATAATAAAATGAATATTCATTTAATTAGTTATTATTTAGGTATATTTATTATCTTCGCTACTCATATATGGATGTTATTTTCATCTAGTTCCAATTCTATGAGAATACATTCATTATTAAATTTGATGGCTGCTTGTTTCATCGCTTATTATTTTATGAATAAAGAAAAATTCATAAAATTCTAATTATTTCTTTTTATATAAATCTTAATTACAAACATAAAATTAAGTTTAAAAAAAATGACAATTCAAAATAAAATTATTATTAATAATACTATGTCGATTACAAATAGAGAAGATTTAAAAGAGAAAATACACGAAATTCATAATTATATGAGAAATAATGGAATTGGATATGGTTTAAATTCTCTTAAAACATTTAATGTTTTATATGGATTAAAGAAAATTCAAGATTATAATTTATTTGAAAAGGTAGGACTTACGAGAGAAGAATGTAAATTTGATTATTTATTACAATTGGCAAATGATTATAGTAATAGAACAATTGAAGTTTTAAGAACAATCGTTATTCAAGAACTTTATGATAATAGAATTTTGAAAGAATTATTATTCTATGAAATTCCATATGAAGTTAAAGATGAAGTTTATAATACTCTTATTAAAGAAATTAATGAAATTTCTAAAATAGAAACATCAACTAATGAATTATTATCTGGAAAAATTTATGAATATTTCGTTGGCAGAGACCAAACGGCAATTTCTGAATTAGGTGCTTATTTCACTAATAGAAGAATTGTAGATTTCATTTTAAATAACATTCAAATTAAATTAAATCCAGATGGTTCTATTCCTAAAATGATAGATATGTTCGGAGGTAGTGGAGGTTTTACAACTGGTTATATGAATTATTTAAATAAAACTTTCAAAGATAAAATTAATTGGGAAACTGAATTAAATAAAATTTATCATTTCGATATTAATAAAGATGTCCTTAAATCAGCAGGTTTAGAATTGTTCTGTTTATCAAATGGTATTATTCCAAATATGAGAGATAATATTAAACAAACTAATTCATTTACTTATAACTTTGATTTTGAAGAAGGATTTGATTTAATTTTAACCAACCCCCCTTATGGGGGCGACCGTGGTATTAAAAACGCTAAGACATTAAAAAGAAATTTAATTAAAAATTATATTCAAGATGAATTAAAATCTTTGAGTGATAAAGAAAAGATTGAAATTAGAAAAGCACAACTTAAAGAAATTGAAGTTGAAGATAAAAATGATATTAAAAATAACGAGAAGCAATCCGTTAATATTTATAGTTGTAGTGATAGACTTCTTAAATTTGCAAAAAAAAATCATCTCACTGGGAATGATAAAGAAGCTTGTTCTTTGATGTTAATGATGGAAATTCTTAATAAAAATGGTAAAGCAGTTGGAGTTCTTAAAGAAGGTATTTTCTTTGATAAGAAATATAAGAATTTGAGAGAATTTTTGATTAAAAATTATAATGTAAGTGAAGTTATTAGTGTTCCACAAAATCAATTTGAAAATACATCAACAAAAACATCAATTATTATATTTGATAATACTGATGAAAAAACATCACAAATAACATTTAGCGAATTGAATATAGAAACTTATGATAATAATAAATTTATTGAAATTGATGATAAAATTTATTTAGAATGGTGCAAAGGTGATGTTAAAGAAGTTAAGAAAACATTCCTAACAATCGCAACAAAAGAAACCATTTTAAATAATGATAATTGTTCCTTAAATCATAAGGATTATAATAAAATCAGTATTGAATGTGGAGATGATTTCAAATTAGTCAAAATTAAAGATGTTTCAAATATTAATTTAAATAAAGAAAAAATATTAAGAGATAAAGAATATAAATATGTTGAAATTAGTGATATTAATGATGGTAATATATTAGATTATATTTTATTAAATGGTGATAAATTACCAACAAATGCAAAAAATACTATTAATTATTATGATATTTTAATATCATCTGTCAGACCTAAGCAAAGTAAATTAATATTAATAACAAAAACATTCAATAATATTAATGAATATATATTTACATCTGCATTAATTAAATTAACACCAAAAGAAAAATATATTTATTATATTTATGCTATAATAAGTATATTATCAAATACATTTGAAAATAAATTGTGTAATGGAAGCACATATCCAAGATTTAAATCATCACAATTAGAAGAATTAGAAATACCAATTCCTAAAACTCCTGAATTAATTCAATTCTGGGAAAATAAGATTTCTCAACCTTATAATCTCAAACAAGAAAAAGAGAGAAGATTAAAAGAAGTAGAAGAAGAAATTAAGAATGAAATTATAAAAATTCAAGAAAATGAAGATTGTGAAGAAGTGAAATTGGGTGATATAATTGAATATGCAAAAAAAAAAAATAAATATCAACTAAAAGATGCTTTAAAAAATGGAAAATATAAATTTTATACATCAAGTCAAAATAATATATTATATAGAAATGATTATGAATTTGAAAATAAACATATATTATTAGGAAGAGGTGGGAATACTTCAATACATTTAGCAAGTAAATTTTCAGTATCTCATGATGATGTTTATGTTATTAATATTAATATATATAATATTACATATATTTATTATTGTTTGATATTAAATCGACATTTAATATGTGAAACGTTTAATGGTTCTACAATTAAACATACATCAAAAACAAAATTAGAAGAAATTAAAATAAAATTACCAAAAGATAAATCATTGATTGAAAATCTTCAACTATTATTTGACGAGGTTGAGAATTTGCAAAAAGAAATTAAAGAACTTAATGAAATTTATAATGAATGTCTGAAAGAATTATCAACATCTGCAATTAAAAATTATGACATATTTATGAAAATAAATGATATTGATAATGAAAATGAAGATAGTCAAGATAAAGAAGAAATTGAAGAAAGTAAAGAAGATGATAATGAAGAAATTAAATCACTTGTATCTTCAAATAAATCTATGACAATAAACGAATTAAAAGAACAATGTAAGACATTAGGAATTAAAGGATATTCAAAAAAGAAAAAAGAAGAATTAATAGAAATGATTAAAAATCATAAATAATTTTTAAACTCGACGTTTGTAGGCATTTATCATTTCATTATTTAATTCTTTGTTTATATTTGTAAAATCTCTATAAATATCATCTGGGTCAACTGGTAATTCTTTATAAATTCTTGAATATTCATTATATTTTTTTAATGTGTCTATATGTTTTTCTTTGCAGAAAATTAACCATCTTTCTTTTGATGGTATAAATAAACTTGTATCATAACCTAAATAATCGCTCCAATTATTCCATACTCCTTTCTTTTTGAAATAATCATCAGGATTTTCTATATAATTTGGATGTTTATCTTTAAATTCTAAATATTCTTTCTTAGATTTTATTTCTAAATTAATATTAATATTTCTAATATAATTATATTCATTCAATTCTTCCGTAAAATCTGATTTTAAATCTTTTGTATGTTTCAAATATAATTTAATTTTTAATAATTCATCTAAATTTTCATTTAAAATCATTTCATTTGGTAATGGTATAATTTCTTTTTCTTTATCATATTTTTTATCATTATAATTGTTAAATGATAATAATGATGATTTTTCTTCAATATTTCCATCAATCTTTTGCAATTGATTAATGATATGTCTAATATTATTTAAAGAATTGTTAGTTTCATCTTCTATATAAGGGGTTATATAATATGCAATTTTATCTTTAATATCTGGATTTAATCTATTAGGTCGTGAAATAAACTGTGTAATTCTAATATGACTAAACATATTACAAGCAATTGATACACCATTTAATTTAATACAATTAATACCTTCACCAAATATTTTAACAGAACAAATAATTCCATAATTATATGATTCAAATGTTTTTATTGCTTCATTAATATCTTTCGTATTTTCACTATGAAGATCTTTATGATAAATATTATCATTATTTATATCAATAATATTTTTATTTAATATGATTTCAATATAATAATTTGCCAATTTAGCATCTTCGATAGTATTCGTATATAATATAATATGTGTTAATGGCGGATTTTTATTATAATTGATTGTTAGTGATTTTAATGTTACATAGACATCAATAAATAAGGTAGGATTTGTAATTGAAAATTCTTTAAAAATTCTATCAATAATAATTGAAACATCTTTCATAGAATTTTTAATAATAATTAATTTATAATCAGTAATTTTCTTATTTTCAATTGCCCATCCAAAATTCTTTTCATCAATTATTTCTCCAAATAACTGATTATTATCCATTGAATATACAGATGATAATTCAGAATTTAAAATTATTTTTTCTGTGGCAGTCATAAATAAACATTTATAACTTTTTATCTTATGAAATAATATGAATTTTTTTATATCATCATTATCATAATCTTTTCCTACTAAATGATGACATTCATCCCCAATCTTAAAATCAAATTCAAATGATAATAATAAATAACAGGAATGATATGTAGTTATTATAAATATTTCTTTATCTTTATCATAATTATTAAACAATGATTTTATTTTTTTAATATTACCATCAAATATAATAATAATTGCATCATTAAAAATCTTTTTAATTTCATCTGAAAATTGATTTTGCAAATAACAACTGGAAACACCAATAAGAATTTTCTTAAATCTCAATTTCTTAATCATAAATAAACTCATAATTGTTTTACCTAAACCACACGCCCAAAGCAATTTACCAATATTATTAATTTGATAGAAATATTCAATATTTTCTAAAATTTGCAATTGATAATCATTTGGTTCAATCTTCTTTTTAAATATAATATAATTTGATATAAGGACTGAAAAATTTTTAATAATTTTATTTCGATTTCTATTAATTCTTTTTAATTCTGTTTCATCAATTATTCTAAATTTAATTTTGAATTTATTTAAAAATATTTCAATTTCATTTATAATAGTTCTATCATAAAATTCTGTTCCTCCATTTTCATATTTATTCAAATGTAAAAGATTTTTCTTTAATAATTTATCAATAATTTTTAATTTCATATCATCAGTATTTGAAATCTCATAAATTTTTATGAAAGAACCTCTTATAAATTCACCAGTTGTATAAGTATTATCTCTTTCTTTTATAGAATTTGATATGCCAACTTTATAAATATTTAGAGATTTGAACCATTCATTATCACGAATATAAATAAAACCCATATATATTTGTCATATTTTCATAGTCATTTTTTATTTAAGAATTAATTATTATTCTTATTATTATTGTCAAATTTGGAATAATGTCAGAAGAACTAACAAGAATTTATGAAATTGAATCAAAGATAAATACTATCTTCTCTGTTCTTTTAGGAATTTATATTCATTTATTTTTTGAATTATTTAAGAATTAGACATTATAATATTAATAATAAATATTTATTCAAATAATGGAAGATGAAAAACTAAGAGTTGGTCTAAAATGGACTAATGATGAAGAATTACAATTAAAAAAGGAAATTGAAGAAAAGATGAGTTATGAAGAAATTGCATCTATTCATAAAAGGAATGTCAACGGAATTAAAATTAGAGTAATTTCAAGTATTATTTATAATCTTTATAAGAAAGATGAAAATGTAAATAATATCATCGAATTATCTAATATTTATAAACTTGAAAAAGATTTAATTGAAAGAACTATCAATAAGATTGATAATAAAATTGATAATAAGAAAAAGAATAATGAAAATAATGATGATAATAATAAGAAAAAGAATTGGAAACGTTTAGAAGATATTGAAAATAAACTCGATTTACTATTAAATCATTTAAAAATTAAAAATTGATTTATTTTTTTCAATTCATTTTCAATTCGAAAATGGATATTGAGGATACTATCAAGAAATCTAAATTATCATCTGGTGAGATTTCAATTCTTAGAGATGAGATGATTAAAAATGATTTCTCTAATACTTTTGATTTCATTAAGAGAATGAATAAGGAATTTAAAATCAGTTGTAGTAAAATTGATTTAATTAAGATTTATAATAATTTAGGTTATGAAGATTTTAATTTGAAAAAGAAATTAATTAAGAAAATTCAAAAATCTCAATCAGGTATTATTAGTATCACTGTTCTAACAAGTGGAACTCCTGAATATACGAATAAAGATGGGGAAAGAGTTAAAGGAACTTTCAGTTGTCTTCATAATTGTTCTTTCTGTCCAAATGAAAAACCATCTATTGATAATAATTGGACACAACAACCCAAGAGTTATTTATATACAGAACCAGCAGTTTTAAGAGCAAATCAAAATGACTTTGACCCAATTAAACAAATGAATAATCGCATTACTTCTCTCATTAATATGGGTCATAATATTGATAAAATTGAATTACTTGTTCTAGGTGGAACTTGGAGCGAATATCCAAAAGAATATCAAGAAGAATTCATAACTAAACTTTATTATTCCGCTAATGTCTTTTATGATGATATTGATACTCATAAAAGAGAGATATTATCATTAGAAGAAGAAATTAGTTTAAATGAAGTTGCAAAAATTCATATCATAGGTCTTACATTAGAAATGAGAAGTGATAGTATCTGTATGAATGAGATTAAGAGATTGAGAAGATTTAATTGTACAAGAGTTCAATTAGGTATTCAACACAATGATAATGAAGTTTTGAGAATGAATAATAGAGGAGAGACAGTTGAGAAGACAATTAAAGCAATTAAATTATTGAAGAATAATTGTTATAAAATTGATGGTCATATTATGCTTAATTTATATGGTTCTAATGTTGAAAAAGATACAATACTTTTAAATGAGATTTTAAATAATCCAGATTTACAATTAGACCAAATAAAATTATATCCTTGTGCAGTTGTTCCATTTACAAAAATAAAAGAATTATATGATAGTGGTGAATATAAACCATATGATGATAAATATTTATATGATTTAATTAAATATTTTAAAATGAATATTAAAAAATATTTTAGAATTAATAGAATTATTAGAGATATTTCTGGTCATTACATTCAAGGCGGATATTCTCAACAATTTACGAGTATTCGACAAGTATTGCAGGAAGATATGAAAATTAATAATTGGAAATGTTTATGTATTCGTTGTAGAGAATTAAAAGATGTTTCTTTAATTATGAATAAAAATAATGAAATTAAATTAGAAATAATTGAATATAAGGCAAGTGATGGAGATGAATACTTCATTTCATATGAAACTAATGATTATTTAATTGGTTTTATTAGATTGAGATTAAATTTCAATTATCAAAAACCAGAATTAATATTAGCAGTTCTACAAGAAACGGCATTAATAAGAGAATTACACGTTTATTCAACTGTGAGCAATGTCGGAAATAATAATGATTATTCATTACAACACAAGGGATATGGGAGAAGATTAATTGAGAAAGCAGAAGAAATAGCGAGAATTAATGGTTTTAAAAGAATTGCAATAATTGCAGGTACTGGAGTTAGAAATTATTATAAGAAATTTGATTATGAACTCATAGATACTTATATGATTAAATCAATTTAATTATTAATATCTATCTATTTTCAAACTATATAATCGACCAATAAAACTTTTTGGTTCTCTATAATATAAATTCTTTTCTAATAAAAAGTCATTTTCATATGTACCACCATTAAATAAATTTTTATGTAGATTTTTTTTTATTTCTTTGTCATTTAAATAACCATTATAAATTTTAGTATTTTTTCCAAAATTAATTATACTACTTCCAATTGATTGAATTGATTTATTTTTAAAGTATTTAGTATTTGTTCTCATATTTGGATATTTCGTCATATCAATTTTAAAAATTTCATTATTTTTCCATTCGCCATAATCTTGACCTCCTAATCCACTTTTAGGACCAAATATAGAAAGATTTCCACCATCCTCATTATTTGATATTAAATAAATTGAATAAGATGCACCTGGATTTTTATAATCATATAAATTAATAAAGAAAACACATCTCGAATAATAATTTATGATGAAATATAATAAAAAAGCAAAAGATATAAATACTTTATCAATAATATATTGATTAGTTGTATCTTTAATATTATTTTTTAATGAAAAATAATTATTATAATAATCATTATTTTTACAATAATTATTTTTATAATAATTATTTAATAAATTTATATTATCATATTTTCTATTTTCCGGATTATAATCATTATTTTTTTTTCTATATATCATTAAATTATTATTATAAGAATAAGCATAAGCATCTGGTGAATTTTGAAAATTTAATATAAAATCTGTCAATTCCTGATTAGTTGCATCATTTCTAAATAAACTATCATTATCAAGAGATGGAAATAATAAGAAATAATTATCACAATCTCTGTCATTATCATTCTCATGATGCAATTTAGAAACATCAACATTTATTTCATAAATCGGATTAATTGAACCATTAGCACCTTTATCCATCTTTAAGAAAGTTGTATAATCTCCGTCTTGGAAGAAATCTATATAAAATCTTTTTGAATTATCATCATATCTTAATTTAGGTGGTATAACATAATTATTAGTTGAAGGAATATTATATTTCAAATCATATATACTCAAAGTTTCGATTTGATTATATAATTTAAGAATGCTTATATTATCTTTATTATGACTATCCCAAAAATCAAATATTGGTATTTTTTCATCAGTTTTATCATTTTCATTCTTAGTAATATAAATATAATTGGGATTTTTCTTACTAATTTTAACATAATAAATATTTTTATTAAAATCCGATTTTGAAATATATGTATCTAAATTATTATTACCTTTGTCTCTATCACTAAAATTATCTTTCTTAAAATCAATATCAATAATAGCAATATTTAATCCTGAATAATTAGGATTAAGAAGATAAATTCCATATGCCGAATAACTATCACTCGTAGAAGTATTATTAATATGAGCTTTCGTATCATAATAAATATTATTGAAAGTATTTAAAACTAAATTCGTATTATTTTTATTACTTTTAATTAAATTATATTTAGATAAAGCATTCTTAATTCTAGCATCTGTGTTTTGAGATGGAACATTATTAAAAGTTGAATTATTTAAATCTAATTCATATTTCCCTGTATTATTATTAGGTAATATAGGAATATGATAATAATTATAAAAATTTATATCATTTTTAATATCAATATCTAATTTGTTATAATCTCCAACTGGATTATTATTTTCATTATAATTTAAAATAATATCATTTGGTTGTATTGTGCAATATGTTTTTTGTTTATCATTAATTAAATCATAATTAGTTTTATAATTAATATGAAAGATATTATCACATCTTCCTTCTGTTGTTTCATCTCGCTTTGTTAAATGTTTGTCATAAATATTCTGTCCAGTTGCCATATAAGAAATATTATTATTTAATAAATTAAAACTATTAATAACATTAAAAGGAATAAATCCTTTAATATATTCGATTGTATTATTATATAAATTATCATAACCATTAAAAGCATCAAACATTAAGAATTTGCTATTACTTTTCATAAAAGCCATTGAATCAGCATTTTTAACATTTTCGTGATATTTAACACCAACGACAATTGCTGCTATTATTAATGCAATTAAAAAAATTAATTTTATAATTATACCTTGGCCCATATTTCCAATTATTTTAAAAATATTTAGTATATTAGTAATTAAATATGCGAATGTTCGAGCAATATTAATAAGTAAATTATTGAGAGTTGAACCAAACATTGATAAAGCTTTTGCATTTTTATTAAAACTATTTTTAGAACTTTCTTCATCTAATTTTGCAATTTCAATATGTTGTTTCTTTTCCTCTGATGATCTTTCATCTAATTTTTCTTTTTGTTCTTGAAGAATTTTTAACCTTTCTTTTTTATCTTCTAATAATTCCTTCATTTTAGTTATATATAAATGATAATTTTGATGATCTTTATCACTATAATATTTATCATATAATAATGGTATTGATAATATTGATCCATTAAAATTTTTATCATTATTTACAATTATATTTGAACTACTCCCTATACTATTAGAAGAACCTCTTGATTTTTTTTCAGTTAATTCAATACCTGATTTCTTTAAAATTTTATTAATTTCTGGAATTTTTAATAATTTATTCTCAAATTTTATAATATATTCTTCACCTTTATCTCCATAATCTTCCAATAATTTTTCTTTTGATTTTTGATAAATATCATTTAATTCTTTTGTTTCTTTATCCTTTATTTTTTCCATAATTACATCAGGTGTATCTTTAAAATTTATAAGATCTGAACTTTCTTTAATTGTTTCATTTTCAACCGTTTTTTCTGTATTATCATTATCATTATCATTATCATTATCTTTATCTTTATCATTATCATTATCATTATCATTATCATTATCATTATCATTATCATTTGAGAATTCAGTAGATAATTGATTATCAGATATATAATTTTCTAAATCATCATAAATATTTTCATATATTTTATTCATATCACCTGGATTAAACATTTTTATAAAACGTTCATAAAATTCATCTCTTATTCTAATATCATTTTTTAAAATAATTAAAATTTCATCATTTATTTTATATTCTTTTGTTTTTTCTTTCAAATCTTCTATTTTAGATATAACAAAATTATATGCTAAATTAAATTTATTTTTATTAAATAATAACGTTACTAAATCATCATGAGTAATATGATTTTCTTGATTATCGAAATATTTGTAAAATAATTTTTTAAAACTATCTTTATAATTATCATATAATTTACTCAAATAATCATCTGTAATTATATTATCATCTTGTAAAAATCTTAGAACATTTTTAACTGCTTCTACAATATTTTCAGCATTTTTCTTCGTTAAATATTTTTTATTCACAATACTTTTCATTAAAGGATTTTGTTTAGTATAAGTCATAACCAATGGTTTGAATACTCTTTCAGGAATAATTTTTAGAGCAATATCTGCTATTTTTAAATAATTATCAAAATTTGTTTGTTTAATAAATTGATTTAAATAAAAATTTTTTTGTTCTTTTATTTTTTTTAATAATGATGGTTTTAAAATTTTATCTAATATTTGATTTAGTAATTTTTTATTATAACCTCCCTTTTTTTTATTTCTCTTATTCGTTCTTTTTAATCTCATATTTTTCTATTTAATATAAATAAATGAAAATTATATTCATAATTATAATGTGTATATTTCTATATACATTATGCTATTATATTTTCCCATCTGACATCAGTATTTTACAAACAACAATTGACTTTTTTACATTTGATTTACTAACTTCAAGACAACCGATTGTTATTAGTGATTATTTACAAAATCCAGAAGAAATTATTAATAGTTGGTTCAAATATAATATCATTAATCATACTGATAATGAAGATGATGATGATTGGAAACAAAATAATAATAAATATTTATTTATAAATGCAATTGAAAATACTGAGGTAATTATTTATAAAGCGCAAAGAACAAAAGAAAATCCACCAGAAGATTCTAAAATTATTATAATAAAATTAGAAAAAAATCAATCATTAATATTACCGTTCAAATGGAAATATTATGGAAATAAAATAGACAAGTGGGAAATAGATGATTTTATTACTTTTTTCGTGGGGCGGATTTTTTAGATGATTTAGAATTGACGACATCACCTTTCAAATCATTCAAATAATCCATTTCAATCTCTTCTTTATGTTTCAACCATTCTTTCATTAATTCAGTTAATTCAGTCTTCCAAATTTCAGTAATTGACAATGATTTGAGTGTTTCAATCTTATCTTTCAATTCATTCACTTCTTCTTCTAGTTTCTCTTTCTTTTCTAATGTTAGTTGATAAATTGGTAATCTTAATAGATAATCATAACTATCATTATTTTTATAATAATTCTTATCATTTAATTGTTTTTCAATATCATTTAATTTAATATTCATAATAATAATATCACCATTAATAATATCAATAATAAATCTTATTTTTGCCGAAAGAATATTATAATCCTCTTCCATAATCTCTAATTGTTTTTGTTTTCTTTCATAATATTTATTAATTCTAGTATGATACCATTCTTTAATAATATTATCAACTGTATTATATTTCTTAATATTTCCATTTTCTGAGAATAGATGCATATTATTTAAACTTAAATTCTTAGTTGAAATCAAATTGAATTCATTTAATAATTTCGGTTCTAATTCTTCCTTAACTCCATCATTCATTCTTAAAATGAATTTTACATTTTTAGCAGTATAATGATTTTCAAATGATTTTAAATATTGATTATTATTTGTTATTAATTCTTCTAAGAATTCTTTATAATTTTCTGTCCAAGTTCCAACAGGCAATTCAAGAATTTCAATTGTATTATCGTTGACCCATTTATAAATTCCTTTACTACTATAATTACCCTTCTCATTTTTAACAATTTCTCCCTTAAATCCTAAGTAATAAGGAGCGATTTCATTAATTTCTTTTTCATCAATAATTTTAATAGCATTATTAATATCATCTGGTGTTAAAACCTTTTTGATAGTAATATCAATTTCATTAATAAGATTTAAATAAATATTAATAATTTCTTCTGGATTAAATTGAGGAATATTTGTCGAATAACCAGTACCAATTCCAATTGCCCCATTTACTAATATCATAGGAATAATAGGAATATAGAATTCTGGTTCAATACTCAATCCGTCTTCATCGAGATAATTAAGAATTGCATTATCTTCTTCTCTGAATAATAATTTTGTTAATTTTGATAATAATGTATAAATGTATCTAGGAGACGACGCATCATTACCTCCTTGAAGTCTTGATCCCATCTGACCTTTTGGTTCAAGAATATTAATATTATTAGTTCCTATGAAGATTTGCGCCATTCCAATAATTGCTTCTTGTAATGAATTTTCACCATGATGATAAGCAGTAACCTCGCTTACATTTCCTGCTAATTGTGCAACTTTTATTTCATTATTATATAAATTTCTTTTCAAACAAGCGTATAAAATCTTTCTTGTACTTTCCTTAAGACCATCAATAATATGAGGAATACTTCTCTCTAAGTTTCTATTACTGAAATGAATTAATTCTTTATTAATAAATGTTTCATATGTAATTGTTTTATCAGTATAATCTAATACATCATTCTTATTATAATTAGACAACCAGACTTTCCGATCATCTGCTCTTTTCTTATTAAATGCTAAATCAATAGAACTATCTGAATCATCTGTATGATTATAAGTAATTTGTTTCATATCTTTGAAATATTCTTTTGCTTCTTGGTCAGTTGATGTGCCAAGTCCTTTATAATACTTAATTTTCCATTGTTTCTTATTTTGAATTTCATTATTCCAATTTTCATAATCGCTCATATTATAGAAACTAATAACTTCCTTAGTTGTGCCATTAGTAGCTTTAATAATAGGTGTAAGCATTGATGTTAGAAATCCCTCAGATTTATATAGAGAAATCCATAATGTCTGGAAGACATTGAAAAGAAGTCCTTTAATATGGCTTCCGTCATGATCTTGATCAGTCATGATCATAATTTTTCCATATCTCAAACTCTCAATACCTTTACTATAATCCTTATTTTGTTCTAATCCTAAAATCTTCTTCAAATTAGTAATCTCATTATTATCAGTAATTTTCTGTAAAGTAATATCTTTAACATTAATAATTTTACCTTTAAGAGGATAAACGCCGAATTTATCACGACCTACAACACTTAATCCAGAAATTGCCATCGTTTTTGCTGAATCTCCCTCAGTTAAAATTAAAGTGCATTCTTTACTATCCTTAGTTCCTGCAAGATTAGCATCATCTAATTTAGGAACAATAATTTTATTAACTTTCTTACCATCAGTTTTAACTAATTTCTTTTGTTCTACTACCTCAGTAGCACTAAGAGCAATTTCAATTACTCCTGATTTATATAACTTCTCATAAAATTTATCACTCAAATCACACTTAGAACCGAATTTAGTCATTAAAGTCGTTAAAGTCTCTTTTGTTTGACTATCAAATGTCGGATTTTCAATAGTTGATTTTACGAAAATAAATAAATTTTCTTTAATATGTTGCGGTTTAATAGTTTTCTTTTTCTTAGCAAGTGCCATTTCACATAATTTCTTAGTAATTGAATTTATGATATAATCGACATGGCGACCTCCTCTAATAGTATTAATACCATTAACAAATGATATTTGTTCAAAATTTCCTGATTTACTAATAGAAACGATTACTTCCCATCGATCATTAACTTTTTCATAAAATCGCGGTTGTATAGTTTTCGTATCTAAGAATAAATCAGCATATTTCTCAAAATCTTTAATATTAATTTTTACATCATTGAAATAGACATTTACAGAAGCATCAGTGCATGCTGAAACATCATAAACTCTTCTCTTAAATAAATAATAAATATCATTATTAATATTCGTCAATCCGAATTTTTCATAATCTGGAAGAAATGTAATTTTAGTATAAGATTTTTTATGACAACTTTTAATATCAGGAACTTCCTTAATTGTCAAATTATCTTTAAATTCTTGTTTATAAATCTTCTTTCTCGAACTATCAACAGTCTCAATCATAAATGATTTAGAAAAGATATTAGTTAATTTAATACCTAAACCATTGACGCCACCTACAATTCGAACTTCGTCATCATTATAATTAGAAGATGTTAATAATTCACCGAAAATCATTTCTGGGATCCAAATATCATATTCATTATGTTTAATAATTTCAATTCCCATACCATCATTAAAAATCTCAATTACTCCTGTTTCCTTATTAATATTAACTTTGATATTTTTAACGATATTATCAGGACAATCTTTTCTAGTTCTAACAGAATGATCAATTGCATTTACAATTGCTTCATCAAAAATCTTAAATAATCCAGGGATAATCGTTATATTTTCCTTAACAACTTTATTATCATCATTAATAATATAAGTTTCTAATGTATTTGGATCAATTGTTCCAATATACATAGAAGGACGAGAATAAATATGACTTCTTAACTCGTGTTTCTTATATTTCTTATCAATCTCAGTAGTCATTATTATTAGTAGTTATTAATGATAATTTTATATATTTGAAATTGTCATTTTTTTTACATAATATTAATAGTAGTATTAGTATGAGTGTTTTTGAAGAAGAAGATATATATATGAAAATAATATTACCAACAACAACAGAATTATTAGATAAAATTTATACTATTATCTATTTTATGAGAAAAAAAATAATAAGAAGTAATTTATGTATTAATAATCAAAATTTAACAGTTATTTATAAAATTATAGATAATTATTTTAATAAAATAGATGATGCTTATACTAATCTACAAAAAAATCAAGAACTTAATAATAAATATAAGAATTATTATGAAAATGCAAAATTATTTCTTAATACAATACGATTAATAATTGTTAATTTAGATAAAAACTATTTTTATAGTGATTTATATGATGCATATTATTTTTTTTATAATATAGTGTTGAATGATATAATAAGTAATATTTATAATAAAAATCGCAAATTATTAGAAGCATTATTTTCATATCATAATACTTTTCAAAATAAAGAAATGATAGTTAAATTAAATAAATTAGAAATTGATAGTTATTATTATAACGATATTTATGAAATAATTTATAATTCTAAAATTAATACTAAAAGAACATTAAAAAACTTTGAATTGACAAATGATTTAATATCATCTAATATTCCTTTGCAACAAGGTAAGAAATACAATGAAGAAGAAATAATAAATAAGAAAAAGAAACAATTAGAAGGAAGAAAAAAGAAAGATGATAATTGTAAATTAGAATTAAATTTAAAAACCCCTACTATTACAGGAGAAAAAAATTTTGATAAAATAGAATTTGAACCTTCAACGAATAATGAAGCAAAATTAAATGATTTTATGAAAGATATTAATAATATTAATAAAGAAGATGGTGAAATAAAAGATGAAGATGATGAAGATGATGAAATAAAAGTTTTTAAAGAAGAATTAATAAAAACTTTTAAAGAAAATTATGAAGAATTTGAATATACACCTGAAAATAGAGAAATTGTAAAAAATCATTTTAATAAAAAATATGATAATGGTAAATTCAATAAAATTAAAAATTATAAAAATAATTCAATAGCATCTCTTTTTAGTAATTTTTTATCCAATAATAAAAAATTAATTTTTTGCGATAATGATAGATATGAAATAGTTAATTATAATATAAAAGAACAGCGAGACTTAGCAATTGATTTCGGTGAATTAAGAAAGAATTTTATTCAATCATTAATAAATGAGTTATTTCAAAAGAAAATCTTTATAACTGACGAAAAAGAGAAAAATAATAAATATTTCTTAAATAGTAATTATAAACCAGACGATGAATTCGTATTAATAATAAAAACTAATAATAGAAGTTTTCACGATATTTATATAAAACCTGAAAATGATAAAGATTTTATTCAAGATTTTTATAATTTCATTGCTAATTTAATAACATTTTTATTATTCGGTAGTTATGATATTGAAAAAGAATTCTCATCTTATTTAATAGCAAATTTTTATAAAGACGATTTTAATAATTATGATTATATTTATTATTTATTCAAAGATTTCAATAATTATACCAAAGATAAAATATTAAAAATTATAAATATTGATAGTGAAGATGTAAATAGCACAGGAATTGAATTTAATGGTGAATATTTATTAAATACTAGTAAAGAGGGTGTAATTATAAGAGGATCATCTATACAAATTCAATATATCACTGAATTAGCAGAATATCTATCATTTAAAACAATTGAAAAAAGAATTGAAAAAGAATTTGATGATAAAAGAACAAAAAAAACAATTGATGAAATAATAATAAATCGCGGTGAATCAATAAATAAATCATTTACACAATCAATCCCTAAGGATGTTAAAGAAGAATTTAAAAAAGTTAAAAATATTAATAATGATTTAATTAATAAATTATTTAGAGGTAATGGTTTAAATGAAAATCAATTAAGTGAATTATTTTTTACAACTGTTATTTTTTCAATAATAAAAATGAATGGTGATAATAATCCAAATAAAATAATTAATCAAAAGAAATTATTAATATTTGCATATATTATTAGAACATTTTTTATAAGTAATTTATTAGAATTATTAAAGAAAAATAATAATTATAGATTAAAATTTTCTATAAACAAAAAAATACCATCTTCTAAATTTTATCAAGAATTAAATAATATTGAATTTCCTGATTATTTAATTGATACTAGCAATAATGATATAAATACAATTTTAATGGAAATCAGTTCAATTACCGATGAAAATAAAGAAGCAATAATTGAGAAATATAAATCATTATTTGAACAAATAAAAAATTTCTTTGATTATTATAATCCAAAAATAGAAAAGACTGTTGGTGGAAGAGGAAGGGGCAAAAGAAACAATGAAGAATATCAATTATATATTGAAAGAAAGAAATATTATATCATTTATAATAATAAGAAATGTTATTTAACTATTAATAATATCAAAACGAGATATAATAATCTTTTCATTCATATTGACGGAAGATATATAAAGATAATTTTTTAATATCCTTAAATAAATTTTTGTTGATTTTGGAAAGTAATGATGGAAAAAAATGATTTATTTGAATTTAAAAAAAATTATTATTGAAAAGAGAGATATGCGTCGTAATTACAAATCAGGCTACCTAACTAATAACACAGTCAGTTATAATCTCATTGCAAATAAGATTATCAAGGACAATGTTGTTATTGACGGTGAAAGATTTTCAAAGAGAATTCACAATAAGATTGCTCGCAAATTTCACGAAAAAAAAATCAAAGATATGGATGACTATTGTGATGATTATGATTATAGCGATAGTAATGGTGATGATCACGAATATTGATTTGATTATTATTAAGAAATGAAAGAAATTATTTCATCAATTATTTCTTTTGTTTCTTTATTATCAACATCTATGATAATAATATTATATTTCCTCTCCAATGCCTTATTATAAGCTTCTTCGTGTAATAGATGAATATCAGTAAGATAATCAAGGGTTATTGAGTTTATTTCATTTTCTCTTCCTCTTTTTTTAATTCTTTCTAGACATTTAGAAGGTGCTGAACGGAGATAAATATAATTATTAGAATTCCAAATTGTATCTGTTTTATTATATAATTCATTTATTACTTTATATTCTTCATCATTAATATTATTATTATTATAATCATTTATTGTAAATGTATTTCTTATGAAGAATGGACTTCTTTCCATAAGAATGGTCGAATTACTTTCTTTTTCTTGTATCCAAGCACGGTCTAACCAAACTTTAATTTGAAAATTGAAAAACCCTGTTTTATATAAATAAATATTATCTAAAAAAGATTTCCATTTTTCCAACGGTTCTAAATCAATTTGTAGATTTTTATATTTATGTAAATGATTTAATATTGTACTCTTTCCAGAACCTATATTTCCATCAATCGTATAAATCAACATCTTTTTTATTTAATTATATATCTCTAAACTTTTATTTGAATTTATCAATTTTTTTAAAAATGCTTTTGTTATTACTTGTTTTTTTGGTATTTGGAAAAATAGACAATTAACATTATCATAAATAATATTTATTAAATAATTCATTTCTTTTTGTTTGATACTTAAATTATAATGTTGAAGTAATTTATTTATTTTTATTTTTAACCAATTATGCTTAGTTGTTTCATTTTCTTTTAAATTTTTGGTTTTTCCACCTCCTCCTATTTGAGGTCTTAATATTCCATTTACATAATCAACATTGAGAATGTCAGATTGATTATTGGTGACATTATATAGATGACTATCAAAACCAAAATATTCACTTGGTAGTGAAGTACCGCCTTTTAGTGAAACTTTACCACATTTATCATTTATATAAGAATGAACTAGTTTTAGAGCGTCTCTTTCAATCACTTTTGAATTATTAATTAATGTTATTAATGACGCAATTGAAACAATGTTGAAAATAAGAGTTTCTAGATATTCGCACATACATCCATAATCCTTTTCGCTCTTAACAGTTAATCCATATTTCATTATTACCGATTTTAAATAATTATTCATATCTTTTCTATAAATTAAGAAGATATTATTAATATTTAATGAATTATAGCGAAATAGAGGAAGTTGATAATAATCGTGTATGGACACCATATGATATTAAAAATGGTAGAATTAATATTATCGATGATAATGTTGATAATTATAAAAAGAAAAATCCAACAATAATTCAAAAATCCGTATTACCTGATGAAAATACAAATAGTATTTCACAATCAATAACTAATAATAAATTATCGGATTTATACTTCTCTAAAAGTAATATTGAAAAAATTCAATTATTGATAATTATGAAAGTTAGTGAAGATAGTAATTGTCGTTTTAAAATTAATAAACAAAGCGAACAAGAATTATTAATCATTATGAGATCATTTTATTTACAATATTCTAAAAATTTGGATAATAATATTAAAAATCAAATAAAAGATTTAAATGAAATGGTTGTTGAATGGAGTAGTAATAATATTATTTCAAATATCGAACAATACCTCAATTATAAAAAAGTTTGTAGCACTTTACCAATGCCATTAGAACGCGCACAATTGCCGACGCAAAAAGGAACTAAAACTCTCGAAATAAAATCCTTTATATAATTAGAATATATTTTTATTTAATGTGTGATAAAGAAGAAGGTAAATGTGATTTATCAGAATTAAGTGATTATGACATAAAAATTAATGAAATAAAAAGAGGAGAAATTTATAATGGCACTGTTCTAGTTTGTATTGTTTATGGTTTATTTGCAATTAGTATTCTTTTAGCGTCTTATTATAATGAAAGAATTCGTGATATATTTTTCAGTGAGTTTATTATATTTACGATTATTTTTATTGTAGGTTCAATTATTATCATATCAGTATTATTTTATTATATTAATAATTATGAACCAAAAAAAACTAAACATATAAATTCATATGATACTTATTCTTGTCCCGATTATTGGAATATGGTTATGTTAGATGATACAGAAGTTGCTAATAATTTTGATTCGAATATCTCTACTAATTATTTTAAATATAAATGTGTTTTAAATAATGATATATTTAATAAATATGAAAATTATAAAGAACAATTTCCAAATTCAAATCAAAAATATAGTTTAACTAATAATATTTACAATACTAAAAATAGCACAGGTATTGGTACTACTGATACAAATGCAATTAAAGGTGATTATTTTTCAGACGATAAAAAAGAACTTTTAAAAAATAGTATAAATATTAATTATGGTCATTTATATAAAACAATAAATAATAGTGATTTATTTCCAAGTGTAAATAGTAATAATTTATATGCATATAATAAACCTGGTCAAATATTACTAGAAAAAGATATGAAAGATATTAAAGATGCTATAATTGATACATCTTTAAAAATGAATAATTATTCATTCGATACTAATTCAGGAAACTATAGTAATGTTTTAACTAATTCTATTAGTGACAAATTCAATCCATATATAACTTGGAATGCCAAAAACTTATCAGAAGTAGATAAAACTACTAAATATATATCAAATCCAATAAGTGGTACGTCAAAAGATTCAAATGCTGTTTATTATGAAACTTATCAAGTTTTATATTGGATGCTTGGAAATAATATTAATTATAGTTATTATAAATCTTTTTTTAATGAAAAAACAACATCTAGACCAGTATATGCATATAAATCAAATGGGCGATATGATATAAATGCAATCTTTTCAATCGCTAATTTTACTAAAATAGGCACTATAAATATTGATGGAAATAATATTTATTTTAAATCAGATGAAAAAATAAAAAATCTTGGCGGTAGTTCTTTTAACAGCACAAATGCACCTGATTTTTTAGTAAATTATATTACAAATATAAATCCATATACAGGGACGTATGTAATTAATTCATATATTTCTATAAATATGACAGCAGATAATATTCCTAAATCTAATGATGATTTAAGACAAGGTCCAATAATTACATTTGATAATGGATATGGAAGACCTCCAGCTATAACTAAAACCCAAATTGATAATAATTCAATAAATATTCCTGTTGTTTGTGATACAGTTTATCCAGCTTATCTTGCTAGTGTTGAAGATGAAAGTAAATATGGGTCTGATAATACAATAAGATGTTCTTATGCTAAGTTATGCGGATATTCTTGGAGTGATATGGGATGTAATTAATATAGAAAAAGATAGAAAAAGATATAAAAAGATAGAAAAAGATAGAAAAAGATAGAAAAAGATAGAAAAAGATATAAAAAGATATAAAAAGATATTATTAAATTATTTTAATCAAATGATAAGAGGTGATTTATTAGTATATACTAATAAAGACATAAAAAGAATTGATAAATTAACTGAAACAGATATTCTCCTCAATCACAATTTTCAAAACTCTGAAATTGAAAGTATTGAGAAGAAGAGTGTTAAAAATTATTATTTATATAAAATTAAAACGAATAACAACATCGATAATTATTATCTAGATGCTAATAATAGTATCCTAACTATTCAAAATATTCCATATGATTTAAGGACGAATGATTGTGTTAATTATATCAAAGACAATTTGAAATATTGTTCTCCTTCCCTTAAAAGCGTAAAAGATATTACTGATTTTGATTATATCGGATTTCCTTATCTCATTACTAATTTTTATTCAGAAGATGAAAAAAATAAAATAAATGAAATAAAAGAAGATAATTATGATAAATATAGATTTCAGGGATTATTCTTATTATCTAATAATAAATTTGAATTGAACAATAATTTAAATAGAAATACTATCGGATTTTTAAATAAATACCTTCATAATAATAATATTGATTTTGAATTAATTGATAATAATATTAATTCTATTATTACTATCAAAAATGAAAGCGAATTATCAAAATTATTATTATCAACCGAAGAATTGTTAAATTTGACATATTTCCAAACATTACATCTAATAAGAGGTTTTAATGAAATTAATTCATCTTCTCTGAATATCTCTAATAAAAATCAATTTTATTTAATTAAATTTTTATATATGAAAATAGGATATTTGATTAGTGCTAATTATAATAAGAATACAAATAATTATATGATCAAAATTCCTAATATCAATGATGAAACAGTTGAAAAGAATTATTTCGTCTATAATAATTATTTATGGACAAAAATTAAAAGAATTGAAAAGATTGAGAAATATACTGGATTTTTATATAAATTAATTATGAGAAATAAAGATAATTATTTGAGTGAAATTGGTATTATTTCATAATACCTCTAATAATTGGATGATAATTATAATCAATTAATTCAAAATCTTCAAATACTAAACTCTCAATCCATTTTATTTTTTCATCAATTGATAAATTAATATCAATTTCTTTATTAATATTCAATTTTGGAAATTTATAAGGTTCTCTTTTCAGTTGTTCATCAACTCCTTCTAAATGTTCCTCATAAATATGCAAATCACAAATACTAATTGCGATCTCTTTTACATTCATTCCCATAACCTTCGCAATTATATAAGTAAATAATGCTGTTGAAGCGATGTTAAATGGCAATCCTAAAAATAAATCACTTGATCTCATAAACATCATACAAGAAAGATCTTTATAATTCTTATTATTTTCATCATCATTAATTTCTTTATTATCACTAATATAGAAATTATATAAGATATGACACGGAGGAAGAACTTGTTTATTTAATTGACAAGGGTTCCAAGCATTTAATATAATTCTTCTACTATTATTACTCATTTCTTTTAATACATATTTCAATTGATCAATTTCACCATTGAAAGAACGCCATTGAAAACCATAAATTGGTCCTAAATATCCCTCTTCATAATTATAAAAACCATTGGCATCTAAGAATTCGCGATTTGAATTACCTTTCCAAATATTAACTCCCTTTTCTTCTAATTCTTTCGAATTTACAGAACCTCGAAGAAACCATAATAACTCTTCAACAACACCCTTAAAGAATATTTTCTTAGTTGTTAATAATGGAAATTGATTTTTAATATTAAATTTGAGAATATCACCGAAATAGGAATAAGTATTTCCATTTCTTCCATTCTTAAGTACTCCTTCTTCTTTAACTTTTTTTAAGATGTTCAAATATTGATATTCATCAGAATTCATTTATTTTATATAAATAAAAAATGAAAAATATATTTATATAACTTTTTTATTAAATAATTATGCAAACTGGTATTATTTCTTTTGGTGATAGAGTAGCGTGGAATATTAAATGTAATTCAACAAAAGATATAATTTTAAATGAATTATTTGATAAGTTTAATATTAGAATTATTCAAAAACATTATTATAATATTGATGATAATAATATTAAATATTTGGCAAATCTCCCTCATTTAATTTCATTGAGGTCTAATGGCAATCGTTATTATATTTATTTTACTTTATATAATGATATTCCAATCATTTATTTTATTGATATGAAAATTCATACAGGATATGAAAAACCACGCATAATCCTTTCAAGAGGTTTATTCGATAAATCTTTATTTAAAAATACATTAATTGATGGCGAAATGGTTAAAACGAATGATAATAAATGGTTATTCATAATTAATGATATTATTGCTTATGAAGGTAATAAATTAGATAATATGACATTACCAAATAGATTAAAAATCATATATGATTTATTGAATACAAAATATACTCCTGATAGTGTTTGTGATGTTTGCGAATATAAAGTCAAAAACTATTATTATTTATCAAAGAAATCATTAAATGAATTATTGGAATATTCTAAATTATTAAATTATTCATCAAGAGGAATTTATTTCTCATCATTTTATTTGAAACATAAACCTAAATTATTAAATTTTAATAATAATATCATTATCCCAGTTCAGAAGAAAATTAAAGATAATATTAATTTTACTATGAATACTAATAATTCTTCTAATGATAATAGAGAAAGTAGATTTCTATTATCAAATTCTATAATATCTAATTCGAATGTTAGCAATAATAATTCGAATAATAATAATAATCAAAAACCTAATAATATTATTTCAAATGATGGAATAAGTAATAATAATATTATTTCAAATTCATTTTCAAATTCTAATTTGAAGGAATTATGGATTTCTAAGACAGATGAACCAGACATTTATAATATTTATGATAATCATAATATCCTAACATCAAATAAATTAGGTATTGCATTTATTAATTCTATTCACGAAAGTATTAAAATGAGAGACATTTTTAAAGAAAAGAGTACTACTATAACTATTAAATTTAAATGTATTTATAATAGTAAATTTAAAAAATATCAACCAATAGAAATAATATAAAAAAATGATATTTATTTTATTTATTATTAATCATAAGAATGTCAAGTGATAAGAAGGTTTATTATTCAGTCCCTTGTGGTGTTAAATGTGGTATTTATAATACTTGGGATGAATGTAAGGTAAATATTGAAGGTTTTGATAATCCTATTTATAAAAAGTTTGATGATGAAATGAAAGCTAAAGAATTTTTCGATGAATTTCATAATATCTTATATGTTTATACTGATGGATCGTGTATCAATAATGGAAAAGAAGATGCTATTGCAGGAATAGGAATTTATTTTAATAAAGATAATGAGAATAATGTTTCTGCTAAATTGGAAGGTGAGAATTTGACGAATAATATCGCTGAATTAACAGCGATTATTAAAGCAATTCAAATAATTAAGAAACTTGAAATTGCAAAAAAAGTAATTGTTTCTGATTCAGAATATGCTATTAAATGTGCAACGACTTATGGTGAGAAATTAGCAAAAAAGAATTGGTTATGCAAGAATGGTAATTCTCCTCCTAATGTTGATTTGGTTAAGAAGTTATATGAACTTACTAATCAATATAATATTCGTTATAAACACGTAGAGGCACACACAGACAGAACTGATCGTCATTCAATTGGAAATTATAATGCTGATAAATTAGCAAATGCTTGTCTTGGAATGATAATGAAAAGAGAAAATTCTTCATTTAAAGCAAAAGAAAGTAGTGATAAAGAGAAAATTCCATTAGATGTTCCATTCGCTAAGAAAGATGATGCAAAGGCGAAAGGTGCAAGATGGGATCCGAATATTAAGAAATGGTATATTTACGCTGATAATACGAATAAAGAATATTTGCAGGGAAAATATGATATAAAAACTAAATCAAGTAAATAAATAAAATTATTTATATATATATGAATTATTTTTTGCTTTTAAGTTTGATTTTTTTATCATCATTTATAAAACCAACTTCATCATTTATTTATAATTATAATAAACCATCAATACAACTAAAAACAAAATTTAATGATATTTCATTTCGTCATGGTCTCAAACACATTCACACCCCAGAACACGTTAAATACACTCATTATTTTGGAGCACCTTTCTTCAATATTCATTCAGTTGAAAAACCTATTTATTCAAATAATATCACAAGTGTTAAATTTAAATGTTCAGTTATGAACTTAAATAAAATGACAGTTATAATGCATTCTTATTATACAAATAGATGCGAAATGAATTTTTATATTGATGATAATGATAATGGCAATGAAAATCTAAAAGAATTTATAACATTACAAATAACAATTCTTCCAGATCTTGAGAATAAGAATAATCATTATTTCTTTTTAAGAGTTTTTTTAAATGATTTCTTATCATTTTTCATTCCATTCGTTAATATCTTTTTTCAATTATCTATGTTTGTTTCAACAAAAGAAGATATTATATTCTTCTTTAATAAAAATAGAAATTCAAGAATTATTTATAATCAAAATTTAAATGAATATAGAAAACTTATTTTTTCTAAATTAAGAAAATGAAGATAGATAAGTATAAAATAAACCAGATATTATAAATAATACTATTCCCCATAATGTATCTTTGAATGCATCATAATATTTATAATTTTTGAAATAAGTGCAACAAGTATAACTATAAGTTCCATAAATAGCAATTCCAAATAAAAATCCATAAAGAATTGAATTTAAATAATTATTTTTGTTTGAATTATTATCTTCGATCATAGATAATAATTTTAGATATAAATAAAGTGCTGTTCCGAGACAAATGTAAGAAATAATTATAGGTGGTATTTTAACAACAAATGGTTCTTTTTGTATTTTTAATAAAGTTGTCATATAATAATTATAATTTAGAGAGATCCAACATAAATCTGTTATTATAAATAATATTAAAGTTATTATGAAATAATTAAAATTTATCATTTTAAAGTTATATAAGAATATTATTATTTATATTAATTATAACAAATATAACCAACTATTAAAAGATGACGGATTTTTATAATCAATATCAAGAGAAACTAAGAAAACAACGAGAAAATCCCGAAACATCTCGTGCTGGTCTCAAATGGGAAACTGAGGAAGACAATGTTCTAATTTCTAAAATTGAAGATGAAGTACCTCTTGAAGAAATTGCTAAAAGTCTTCAAAGAACTGTTGGGAGCATTAAAACACGTCTCATCATCAAAGCACTTACTCTAATTGATGAAAATCATTCAATCACTCTCGATGAGGCAGCACAGAAATTCAAGATTACTACAAGTGATATTCAAACTTATCAAGCTAATAAAAAGAAACGACAAAACATTCATCAAATGCGTAATAATAATGTAAATCTTAATATGATTTATTCACTTCTTCTCGATATTAATTCTAAACTATCTTAGGAAGTTGATGATGAAAATAATACAGCTAATAATAGAGCTAATATGGAAGAAATAACAATAGCAAATGTTATTATTATGAAATAATAAATAAAATTTTCTATCATCAAATTTCCACAATCACACTTTATTTTTTTCAAACTTATTATATATTTCAATAAAAATATATAATAAATTATCATTAGAATACTCATTCCCATGCCAATTATTTTTATCAATGGATGGTAATCATTCTTATTACCATCGTAAATTATAAATGATAATAATAATATTAATTGCCATATTACGAAACTAGCTGAAATATAACTTAAATATTCATTATAAGACTTTATTTTCGAACAACTACATTTATCAATATTTCTTAACCAATTAAATATAATTAAATTTAATATAAATCCAAATATTAAAGAAATTATTGTAACACCTGTATGAATACTAAATTTATTATTATTTTCATTCATTTCTTTAATTATATCCATATTCGTTTCTATTATATATTATTAAAAAAAATGGTTTCAATTATTTATAAGAAGTTATTAAATAAAGAAGCATATATAAAATTGAAACAACAATGGTAGAGATATAAATTATTATTATCGTATCTTTTAGAAAACCATCGGTACATCTACATCTTTTAATATCATTAATATAATTATAAGTCATATAAATATTAATTAAACCCAATACATTACCAATTATTAATAAATAATAATGATTAACATTAAAAACGTTGAAAAATACTAATAAATCTAACATGAATATAACATACCAATAAATATGAATTAAATGCTGTAATGTTGTTTGTGAACATTTACATTTTTTTATATAAATTAACCAGTAAATCCATGTCATATAAATACTTCCAATGATAAAATTAAATATTAAATAAACATCTTTAAACTCCATTTTTTTTATTTTATTTATAATTACATAATAGAATAATAATTTATTTGAGATATGAGATTAAAAATTTATAAAGAATTCAAAAATTTGTTTAAAAATGATAAGGATGGATTAAAACAACAACTTTTTTTAAATAGTTATGTCGAACGATATTATGATCAAATTGATCGATTATTATTATATCATGGAATTGGAACAGGTAAAACAAGATCTTCAATAATAATTGCGGAAAAAATTATGAAAATAAATCCAAAAATGAAACCAACAATCATCCTTCCTGCAAGATTAAAAACGAATTATATAGATGAATTAAAAACTTATTTTATTGATAATAAACTTAATAATAAGAATTATGATATTTATTCATATGAATTTATTATTAATAAATTTAAAAAATCTACAAATGTCAATAAGACTTTAAAAGAATTTACAAAAAACAGAATTATCATCATAGATGAATTTCATAATTTAATTGGTTCTAACATCAAGGAAGAAATCATTAATAAAATTCATATTACTAATAAAATTGATTTGAAAATTAAAAATATTCGTTCAATTCTTATGAGATTTATTTCAAAATATGCAGATAATTCTTGTAAGATGTTTTTCCTAACTGCTACGCCTGTTTTTGATAATCTTTCGCAATTTGTAGAATTGGTCAAATTATTGAATGTTCAAGAACTTGATTTCTCTAAAATTAAAAGAGCATCCGATTTAATACCTTTCTTAAAAGGTAAAGTTAGTTATTATGCGAATTATGATAAAACACAATTTCCAAAAGTTATTTATAAAAATTTAGATATTCCAATTACTGAACCTTTAGATGAATATATGTCTCTAATAAGAGATGGAGATGAAGATAATGATACAAAGATAGATAATGAAAAATTTTTAATTAAACAACGTCAAGCAAGTATAACTTGTTTTCCAGATGATATGAATAATAATGAAAAAACTAAAATAAAAAACTTGAAGTTGTATGCCCCAAAAATAGCTAAATTATTAGAAATAATTAATGAAAAACAGAAAGGGAAAGTTGTTGTTTATTCTAATTTTATCGAAAAGGGATTATATCAAATTAAAAATATTTTAGATAAAAATGGTTGGAATAATTATGACCCTTCTTCTCAAAATTCAAATTCGAAATATAAAAATTATATTATCTGGGATGGCAAATTAAAAGATGATGATAAAATTAAAATAAAAGCTATTTTGAATTCTTCCAATAATAAAGATGGTTCTATTATTAAATTAATTTTAGGTTCTCCATCAATTAAAGAAGGTATTTCTTTTAAACATATTCAATCTCTTCACGTCTTAGATCCAGTTTGGAATAAATCATCAAAAGAACAGATTGAAGGAAGATGTATTCGTTTTCAATCTCATAATGATATTACTGAGAAGGATTATCCAACATTAAAAAAAGAAGTTATTATTTATTATTATGTCTTAACTCATACAAATAGTAGTTCGATCCAAGAAACAAGCGATGAAAGAATTTATAACGCTATTATACCTAAAAAAGAAGCTATTGTTGATAAATTGATTAGAATAATTAAAGATATTTCGATTGATAAATATTTATATAAAGAAATGTCGAAATCACCTACTCAATCTTCTTTAATTTCTCTTAAAAGTGATAATAATGTTATTTTGAAAAATAGAAATAGAAAAGATATAATTATTAAAAATGATAATGATAAAATAAAAGAAATTTGTAATAACTTTTTTAAGAATTCAAATGTAAATCCTATAACTGGTAGAATGATTAAAGAAAATGGGACAACTTATAAATCTTTTCTTAAAAAATGTAGTAAATATAAAAATAATAATTAAATAGATAATGGATAAATTAAATAAGAAATTATGTGATGAATGGTATTTGAATAAAAATAAAAATCCTATCACAAAAAGAACAATTAAACCAGATGGTTCTATTTATAAATCTATTTTAAAGAAATGTTCCAAATTTGATGAAATTAAAATTAAAGATAATGGAAATGATAGAATTAAATTTTTTAAATTTATGAATAAGATTTTAAGAGATATTAATAATAAAAATTCTAATAAAAATTGCGTAAGTTGTGATAGTTTTAATAAAAATTGTAAAATTGGTGATTTTGTTAAAATAGGTGATTTAATAAGCTCAGGAACATTATCAGGAGTTATTTATAAAACAATTATTAATGATAATCAAATTTGCGTTAAAATTGTTAATGACTATTTAACAACTTCTAAAAAACTTTCAAATAATGATGTTCATAGTGAAATAAGAACATTAGAATTTTTAACTAAATATGTTATTAAAACTGGTTTTCCACATTTTCCAATAACTTATGATGTTCTTAAATGCGAACGTAAATTACTTGATAAATATCATAATATTCCTAATGAAATTATGAAAATTTATAATCAATATAAAAAAGGTAATATTCTAATGATTATGAGTGAATTAGCAGATGGTTCTTTAAAAAGTTTTTATAAAAATGAAATTAAAGAAGATTATAAAAATAAAAAATTATTATTAAATGCATTTGGACAAATATTTATATCATTAATATTTTATCATAAAATCATTAATGCGTTTCATTCTGATTCACACGAAGGCAATTTCTTATTTACAAGAATTGAAAGAGGAGGTTATTATCATTATAATATTTATGGTAAGGATTATTATATTGAAAATTTAGGTTATGTTTGGGAAATATGGGATTTTGGATTAACAGTTGCTTTTTCAAATAGCGAAGAAGTTAATAAAGATAGAATTGATGCTATTAAAGAACCATTATTTAGTTTTAAATATAAAAAACCAAGAAAATTAAGTAATTATTTCAGTCCTGATTCAGGAAAATTAAATATATTATATGATTATTATTATAATATTGCTGACCCAAATCATAATTATATGATACGATTATTTCCTGAGAATAATGATACTAAATATTTATATGATTTTTTTAATGAATTGAATGGTCGCGATTTCATATCTAAAAATGTAAGTTTAGACCCATTGAATATAAGAAATGTTGATAATTGTGTTCTTGGTTTTATGTTAAAACATAATTTGATCAAAGATAGAATTAATAATTATGATAAAGTTATTAATAAAACCCCTTATACAATTTAATTTATTTATATTAAATAGAAAATGAATAAATTAAATAAGAAATTATGCGATGAATGGAATTTAAATAAAAATATAAATCCTATTACGAAAAGAACAATAAAATCGAATGGACCTGTTTATAATAACATTGGGAAGAATTGTAATAAAATAGATGGTATTGATGTTAAAGTTGCTAATAAGAAAACTGGAAAGAAAGGAATAATTAATATCTGCGAAGAATGGTATAAAAATAAAAATGTCAATCCAGAAACAGGAAAAACTATTAAAACAAATGGTCCTGTATATAAGAAATTATTAAAATTATGCGAAGAAAAGAAAAGTAATTCAAAAACTTCTTCTAGTGCTAGTTCTAAAACACTGAGATTATGCGATGAATGGAAAAAGAATAAAACTGTTAATCCAGAAACAGGTTATAAAATTAAGGAAAATGGACCTAAATATAATTATTTCAAAGAATTATGTACGAATTTAAATAAAAAGATTAAATCATCTTCATCTCATCAATTCCATACTCCCAAATCTTCTTCATCTTCTCATCAATTCCACACTCCAAAATCATCATCACGTAATTCATTTCACAGTGCTAAATCATCTTTTTCAGATATTAGCAATAGAGAATTATTAGAATTATTTAAAGATAATGAAGAATTAAAAAGAACTATTGTAAATAAATTTAAAAAACTTCATAGATTATCAGCTTCATCATCTAATTCTAATTCTTCAACATCCTATTATTCATCTTCTCCAATTCATAGTAATAGTAATAGTAATAATTCACCTCTAATAAATCCAATATTTGATAAAAATGATGATAAAATTTCAAGTGAAGAAAAACGCGTTGCTAATGAAATTATTGATGAAATAAAAGATGTTATTGATAATGATAAAATTAAAAAAGAAAGTAATAAAGAAATTATTAGAAATGGATTTTTTGATAGATTAGCATATATAATAGGTTTTTAATAATAAATCAATTATTTTTATTTTTTTATTTTTTTTAATAATTAATATTAATAGAAAAATGGATTTAATTAAATGCAAAAATTGGGTATTAAATAAGAATGTAAATCCTATTACAAAAAGAAAAATTAAGACAAATGGAATTGTTTATAAAAAACTTGAAAATTTATGTAATAATGATAATAATGATAATAATGATAGTGATAATTGTTCTAAATGGAAATTAAATAAGAATATAAATCCTATTACAAAAAGAAAAATTAAAACAAATGGACCAATTTATAAATATTATGAGAATTTATGTAATCAACAAAAAATATTATCTTTATTTAATTCATCATCTTCTAGTGGTAATAATAATTCATCTAGTTCTATAATAATAGACAGTTCTTTATCATATTCAATTACAAAATCAAAAAATAATGAATTATTAGAAAAATTCATAAATATAATTAAATTCAAACGAAAAAAGAATTTATTATTAATAAATAATTTTTTAAATGAAAAATTTAATATTAAAAGTAATAATAATTGTTTAACTGTTAAAAATAATAGGGTTTTTATTAATAATATTTTAAAATTGAAAAATGTTATAGGTTCTGGTTCTTATGGGATTGTATATTTAATGGAATATTTAAATTCGATTGATAATAAAATTATTAAATATGTTATTAAATTAACTGTGTTAAAAAAGAACGAACCTCAACACGAAATAAGAATTCTCGAATTTTTAACTAAATACGCTCTTGATCACGATTTTCCTCATTTTCCTATAACTTATGATATTCTTTCTTGTGATAGAAATAAAAGAAAAAAAATAATAGAAAAAAATATTGATGATATTCAATATCATTTATTTGAAAAATTAAAGAAAAATAATGGCGAAATATTATTCATAATAAATGAATATTTTAATGGTAGCGATTTTGGAACTTATAATAAATTAAATATTAGAAAGTATGGTTATGATGAACTTAAAATAAAAACATCCAATGCTATTTCACAAATTTTAATTGGAATGTTATTTTATCATAAAAAAGTTAATTCAAGTCATGGAGATATTCATTCATATAATGTTTTAAATCATTTAACTAAATCTGGAGGATTTTTTCATTATAAATTATACGATAAAGATTATTATATTGAAAATTTAGGTCATATTTGGGTATTATGGGATTTTGGTTTCTCAGTTCCTTTTGATAATAGCCTTGAAATTAATATGAAAAGAGAAAAAGAATTAAAAAATCATATTTTTAAATATTTGATAAATAAAAAAGAACCTGAGAAAATTAAATATTATTTAGGAACAAGAATGAAGAAGTTTGATTATTTCTATGATGAATTTGATAATGAACTTGAGATTTATAGAAATAATATCTTATTTGATTTAAAATTTTTCAATGATTTAAATGATAAATATTGTATTTATAGAGCTTTTATCAGAGATGATAAAACAAGTAATTATAAATTTATAAATGAATTGGTAAATACTCTAAATACAGATGTCGTTTATAAATGTCTTAAATTAAAATTAAAATCATATGATTTACCAATAATGCAAAAGATGATAATTGAATGGATGGTTAAAATTAATTTATTATTAACATCTATTCCTCCAAAATCAGTTATTATTAATGAAGGTAATCCATATGTCTTATGAATAATATAACCCTACAATATTTTCAGTATATTCACTACTTTCTATGATATTATTAAATGATCCTATTAAAATTCTCTCACTACTTAAATCATCAAATTTATACCAAACACCTTTACATTCGTATAAAGTTATATAATGACCATATTTAACATCCCCATAATGAATTACGATCGAATTTAAATATAAATTAAATTTATTTTCTCTCATTTTAATATTCAATGATGGAATTATTGGAGTTGCTAATTTTATTTCATTCAAATAATTTCTATTAAAATGAATAAATAAAATAGGAGATTGAACATATTCAATATTTTCAACTTTATAAGGTTTTGAATTATTATCAATAAAAATCTCATTAACCCTCTTGGGATAATATTTCTTAATTTCTATTTTTTTATTTGACATAAGAAGATCAATTGGAAACAAATCAACAAAACTTCGCATTTCAATCTTATTATTAATTGAATATTTGAGACTTTCGGGAACTTTTAAAATAATTGTAATTATAAATAGGAATAAATCTGCATAATCTGCTTGACTTGATATTAAATTACCATCAAGAAAATTATATTTTGGATTTATATTCTTCTTATAATTATTATAATAATCTTGTAATAATCTTCTTATACTTTTACACATATAAATTTCTTTTTTATTTTCATAATTATTATCATTAATTTCATTATAAATTCGTTTTAATTCATTTTGGATTTCTAAACCTTTTTGATATAAATATGAGTTATAATTATTAACTTCGGCATCTAAAATTAAATTTTCTATGTTCTTATTTTTATTATTGAATAATGCATAAAAAAGACTATCAATATAACAACTTTGATTTTCATTTTTAAAATTATTTTTATTTAAACAAATTTTATTATAAATATCTTCCAATTCCTTTTTAGAATATTTATTAAGATATGTATAATATGGATAAAAATTTTTAATCATTTTTAAATAATAATTCTTATCCATTTTCATATAAATAAATGATGTTATTCCATTAAAATCAAGTTTCACATAATAATTATATTTTCTTTTTTTATGAATAATTGTCTTATTCTTATTATTATCTAAAATTAAATAAATAGGATTTTTAGTATCATTATCATAAACCTTATTTAGATATAAAGGAAGAAAAGATTGAAGATTTTCAACTCCATTCTCAATCATATCATTTATCAATTTCTTATCTTTTATAATTTTATTCAAAATTTTTTTATAATGAATTAATTTATAAATCTTTTTATTTTTATTAAATCCAAAAAATTTATGATTAAATAATTTTGATTGAATAATTACTTCTAACCAACCAATATTCATTTTTTGAATTAATTAACTCTTATTATAATATGATATTAAATAACAACTACTATTATTATTTAAAATAGCATCTATATTATTAACCATGCAAACATTCAAATCATCATAAATATTATATTTATCCTCCTCAATTTCACAAAGAGCGTTATAATGACCCCCATTCAAATTTCCATGATGAAATGCAATACTATGAAGATTATATTTAATCTCTGTTGTAAATCTCAACTCCTTATCAATATTTACAGGTTCTACGTTTTTATTTACAATTTCCTTAAATCTATTTAAAGAAATGAAAATGATTTTAGGAAGTTTTAAGATAGATGTATGTTTAATATACTTAGAATGATTATTACATTTATCACATTTCCAATTATCCACCTCTCTCAATTCATTATTATTACTAAAATATTGATTATTTAATAACTGACTAATATTATTGAATTTTATAACATTCAGATTAATATAAATGAACGGTTCATAACTATTATTAATAAAATTACAATTTAAACATTTAATTGAATGAATATAAATTCCTTGTAATAAATCATAAATATGACTATATTTATTTTCATTAAATTTAGCAATTTTATTTATAGGATTATTTGGATTTTTATTCAAAATTGAACTAATATCATAAGAAAGTTCAGTGTGAATTTTTTCAATAAGAATTAAATAAACTTCACAAATATCATTTTCTTCATTCCTATTGAAAAAAGTATTAAAAATCTCATAAAATCTCATAATAAAACGATTTGGATTTATTGATTTATTGTTATTTAAGGTAATGAACAAATCTTTCAATTCATAAGTGATCGTTCCTTCTTCTGTGTTTGAATTTGTGATTACGTTTCTAAAATCTTGATGACGATATAACATTTGAATTAAACTATTGATAGCACAAGTGCCGCCTAAATTTGCCAATCCTTGTTCGCTCATTTTATTAATAATTATAATAATTTAATTTTTAATCAATTTTTAATTTTTCCATTTATGACCGCAAATAATACAATTATAGAATTGTGTAATTGCCTCATCACCACTTCTAGTTTGCAATTCATAATATGAAATCTTATTATTTTTACATTTGCCACATTTAATAGTATCTGTCATAGAAACTTGTTTAATTTCATATGCTGCTTTGAATTTGAGTTTCTGTTTCTCGATAATTGTCTTCCATTTCTCAGGGAAAATCTCTTCACAACTCATATAAGGTAATTTATGCGGAAGAAATTCCTTACTTTTCAATCTATCTAATAATTGTTCATTTTGAATATATGAATTTTTATCTAAGTTTGAATAAATGGAACGTGAAATATTAATATAACAATCTATAAATAAATCACTATTCCAAGATAATGGGATTTTATGAGAATTTGCATAATCTATTGTTGAATTGAAAATACCAATCTCTAAGTCCGTTGCTTCTAATTCGCTCAGATTTATATCATCTATAAGCATATGTTTGAATTTGTTTCTAATCTCGTGCTTATTATTAGTATTGGACATTGTGAATAATGAAATTAATTAATGATATAATCAATTTTTTATATCTTCAAAAATAAAAAAAATGATTATTTTTATTTAAAGATTTATTATAAAAATAATATAAATCAAATAATGAGTTTCCCTCTTCTTCCTAAGAATGTTGAAATTTCTAAACTTAAATATTCAGAAGTTAAGACATTATCATCAGGATCTAAGAGTGTTTATGTAAATTATGCAACTGGAAAATTAAGAATTCAAACACCTGTTCTATTTATGCCCTATGGCATCGGAGAAGGTTATGAAGATAAGAGTGTTAAAAATCCAGAAGTAAAAAAGAATATTGATAAGAAATATGATTTAACTGTTTCATTCAAAGGTCACGATGAAAATGCTAAAATTCTCACATTCCTTGAAAAGATGCGAGAGATTGAACAAGAGATTATCGATAAAGCTTTCGAATATCGTCTCGAATGGTTCAAGGATGATTATGATGGAAATAAGGCATTCGTTGCTCGTATGTTTTCACAAATGATCAAGGTTGATAAAGATCCTAAGACTGGTAAACCAGTTGGAAAATATCCACCTACTCTAAAAGTTAAAGTTCCTTATGATGGTCTAAATGATAAATTCAAATTTGACTGTTATGATATGGAAAATAATGAGATTGAATTTACTAATGTCATTAGCAAACTTAAAGGTGGAAGAACTCAATTAATTATCGAACTTACAGGAATTTGGATGGCAGGTGGAAAGTATGGTTGCACTTGGAAAATTGTATCCAGTAAATTTCAATTGTCTCAAAGTAATAAGATGGCATTTATTGAAGATAGTGACACTGAGAAGAAAGATGCCGAGGAAGAAGAAGATGAGGAAGAAGAAGATGAGCCTTCTCTGTCCAAACAAGAAAATAAAGTTGAAAATAGTGAACCTGAAGAAGATGAAAATGAAAATGAAGATGATGACGAAAAAAAAGAAGTTGTTGAGGATAAGAAGGAACAAGCGAAGGGAAGGGGCAGAAAACCAGCAACTAAAAAATAAATATTATAATTGCTAAAATTAATCCCATAATTATTTTTCCTAAAAATGATGGTTCTTTTTTTTCATTTAATAATACCAAACTATTATTAAATATCATATCAAGAAATTGATAAGCGTATTCAGTTGATAATAATAAAAAGAAAACGAATGCAATTATTGCACTTCTCAATTTTAAGGAATATAGAAATTTTGGTAATTTCTCTTTTTTATTATTATTCTCGATCATTTATTATATTAATAAAATATAATATATCTATATTTGAAAAAATATTATTTAATGGGATTGTAATAGTATTTGCATTCGTATTAATATTATCTGACATCCATTCAGGAATATTATTATAGAAATCTTCACTATAAAGAGATAGAGATTTTACGAAATAATAACATAAATTAAAATTATCATTTCCTGTTTCAAATAATACTATTATTTCTCTTGCAAAATCATAGAAAATTGTATTATCATTGATATTATTAAAAAAAACATTATTCTCACATTCTCTTGTCATAATCCTATAAGTTTTTATAATATTCTTAATTTGATTTGATGTAAATTTTAAAAACCATTTGACATCATTATAAAAACCTACCTTTTCCATTATTTTTGATACGTCAGTGAATGCTTGTGGAATTGATGACCATTCATATTTATTCAAAACTTTCTTATTATTTAATTTATTTATTTTGATGAAATAATTTAAATTTCTTATAACATTCAATGGAATTTTTTCTTTTGTATATGGGTTCCAATTTCCATTCGTATCTATGAAATACTTCAATTCATTTGCTATAAAGAAATAAGTATTATCTTTATTTTCATTATAGATGAATAATTCACTTTTATTCAAATCATTTAAAGTCTCTAATGTGAATGGATCTTCAACATTATTTAATTTTATTTCTGGATTATAATAATATTTATTTATAATTTTTTTCATAAATAAACGATAAATAATTAAAAAATTTTTATAATTCTTTTTCTCAATTTCATAAGTATTCTTATTTAATTTGAAAATAATATCTATAATCTTATTTCTATCATAGTTATTATTATCAATCTCTATAAATGAAAATAGATTTAATAGATATTCTTTCTTACTGAATAGAATTTTTAAACATCCCTTAAAAATAAATTCTTTTGTAAAAATACTTGAATTATCATAGATATATTTATAAATTTCATAAATATCATTATTACTTTCAATTGATCTTCTTTGAATTGCTTGATAAATAATTTCATATAAATAATTTTTGTAAGAATAGTGAGAATTACAATATTTCATATTTCCTATCACGAAATTTTGACAAGAATTGCAAGAATTACAATTCCTATAAATACAAAAATCCATTTTAATTATAATAATCATTTAATTATTAAATGGATTTCTCCTCTACTAGAACACCTGCATTCACATAACTATAATAATTATATAATTTATCATTCATTCTCACATATTTATCCCCCTTTATAGAAACAACTCTTCCCTTATTCTTCTTCTTAACCTGAAAATTCTTATGTTTCATAATTCTATTATCTTTATTAATATCACTCGTATATGCATAATCATTCTTATTAACTCCCAATGCCCAAGAATAACATCTGAAATTATTTAATAATGGTTTATTCTGTTTTGAATTTATTAAACAATCAAATGATGCACCTTTTAACATATTCAAAAATTTTGTTATAATAAATTTCTTCTTATCAGCAGTCATTAGAATATGTTCATCCGTAGTCATTCCCTTATCATTTCTTTCAATATTGAAATCCTCTGTTCTTTGTTTTTCTGTCAATTTCATAATATATGAAAATACCTGAACATTCCTATCTTCCTTTGGCAATGCCTCGTGAGAACAAGAACGAATGGCGCGTCCAATAACTTGTTCTATTCTTACATTATTCCAGAATGGTTCTACTAATAAAACTCGTCTAACATTCTTTAAAGAAATACCCTCAGCGCCACTTTGAGTAATACAAAAAGCTTTGACTAATTTTCCATATAATTGATCATAAGGTGGTAATTTCTTTCTCATTTCATTCGTAATATTATTAAAATCATTATTGAATAAACTCATTAATAATCTTGTTTTCTCTCTATCTTGGTCAAAAATTACATATCTCTTATTATCATATTTCTTATCAAAAATATCATCATCTGTAAAATAATATTCATTATCAATCTTCTTTATTTGAACTTGTTTAAATCCTTGTCTATTTAAAACCTCCGATAATATTCCCAAACCTTCAACAGTTCTAAATGATGAATATATTAAAACAGATCCAGGTGATTGATTAATATCTTTTACGATTTCTGCAAATTTTGGACTATAAAACTTTTTTAAATTATCTAAATCTAATGTATCGCTTTTAATTAATTTTTCCATCATTGAATTCATCTGTTTAAGATATTCATCTTTTACATCCATATCTGCACCTCTCATTCCATCATTACTTTCATTATCACTATCGTCTTCTAACATCATTTTCTTAATTTTCTTAATATCTTTTGGATAAACTCTCTTAATATTCTCAGGAAAACTAAAATTACAAACAGCACGTGTAAAAGCTCGATAAACTGATGAACTTTCAGCAAATAATCCCTTCCCCTTTTTCTTATTTAAATCTTGTTTAATCTCATAATTACGTGCCTTCTTATATTCAAGATATTGACTATCCGTCATAAATAATTCTTTCTTAACTTCAGGTAATACTGATGGGAATAAATCACTGCCACTAATACTATAATAACTGACTGTTCCTAAAATTCTTCTCATAAATAAATCTTCATTTTGAACTTTCGGATCTTCTTCATCAGTAACATCTAAGAAATATTTATTGAAATCATCCTTATTCGTAGGTAATGCACTGTAATTAGCAATTGAATATTTTGAATTTATTTTAACTCCAACATTATCATTTATAGAATTTATAATTTTTTTGATATAACTATCAATATCATCTTCCCAATCTTCTTTTATAATATTCCCTTCACTATTCTTCTTAAATCCCATAGGTAATAAAGAAATTAATATTTGTCTATTCTCATTATCTATGAAATATTCATCAATAACATCAAATTCATTATTTTTAACTAATTCATCATTTGTAATTATCTTAGAAGTTTTTGAATAAGTAAGAACAAAAACTTGCATATAACCTCTAATCAAATTAATTAATGTCGCTATTTCATATGGATTATTAATCATAGGAGTTCCTGATAATAATATTATCTTCATATTTTTAGCTTCCATTAGATGCGAATAAACACTTCTTGCAAGAATACTACCATTAACAACACGACTAATGAAATTATGTGCCTCATCAATAATCACAAAAGAATTATCAAATGGACTTTTGCCAAGACCTTCAATTAATTTCTTAGATAATCCATTATAACTTATGAATGTATATCTATTTCTAATAATATTTGAAGTTGTTGTAGAAATTAATATTTTATCTTCATCATCTATATTACTTTTAATGACAATTGCAGAAGGAATATCATTTTCATATAATGGAACCCAAACAATCCCATCTTTCTTAATGACATTAGGAGAAATTGAATATTTTTCAAATAAAATCTCCAAAGCCTTCTTATTCGTCTTTGATATTTTCAATTGTGTCCAACCCTTCTTTAAATTTAATCCTATTGAACTAATTTTTAATATCTCATTTTCATAATTAACTGCCAATGAAGCAGGACTTAATACAAATATCTTTTTCTTATTTATATAACCTTCAGCAGCTGCAATTGACGCACCTGACTTTCCTGACCCTAACTCGTGATATAATAATGCACCTCTATAAGGACTATTGAATTGAATGTAATCTCTTATAATTCTTTGTTGTGGATAAAGATTAATATCAACTTTTTCTTCACAAACTCCATCTTCGCAATCACACTTAGATTTTTTGAGAGTACTATAAAATTCTGGTCTGAAAGTATTATAAATCATTTCATTATAACCAATTCTATTTTGTAATTTCCATTCAGTTGGTTGAATTTCATTTATTGTATTCATAATTCTATTTATATAAATATATAAATAATATTTGATGTTAATTAATATTGATGATGTTAAATATTATTATTGATTCGAGAGAATATCAACTTTATAATAATATCATCGAAAGAGACTTAGATAAATATAAAGATAATATTAAAATTGAAAAGAAACAATTAGAATTGGGAGATATTATCATCGAATTTAATGAAATTCAAATGATATTCGAAAGAAAAACAATGAATGACTTATTATCCTCCATAAATGACGGAAGATATAAGGAACAAAAAACGCGATTATTAAGTAATTATACGAATATCAATTATTTAATTGAAGGTACGGATGTCATCTCATCAAATAATATAAATAAACAACAATTATTAACAAGTGTTTATTATCATTCTATTTATAGAGATAATATTAAAATCTTTTTTAATAAAAATTTAAATGATACTATAACATTTTTATTATTATTATCAACTAAGATTATTGATAATCCTGATAATTTTAAATCTTCGCATCCATCTCAAATTCCTTATATAGATAGTTGTAAAATTAAGAGTAAGAAGATAGATAATATTGATAAAGAAACTTGCTATTTATTACAATTATCACAAATTCCGGGAATTTCAAAAGAAATTGCTAAGAATATCAAAGATAAATATTCATCTATGACGATTTTATTAAATACTCTCAACAATTCCCCAAATCCAAATAAAATATTAGAAGATATTCCTAATATTGGACAAAAAAAAGCAAATAAAATTATTGAATTCTTATTATAGTTTCCATTTTAATCTATAATCCCTTAGACTTAATCTTTTTTTATCAATGCAACTATAATAACAAGTCGCATAAATAAAAACAACAGTTATTAATAATCCTCCAATAAGCATTTTTTAATAATAATTATTAAACAAAACTTTATATATCGTTTCTAAAAAATTAGTGGATGTTGTGGGGTTCGAACCCACGCAGTGCATAGCACTATATGATCTTAAGTCATACCCCTTAGACCACTCGGGCAAACATCCAACGATATATAATATAAAAATAAATATTCATTTAAATTATAATATTAACTTATTATTAATATTAACTCATTCTTGAATTATTATATAAAATTATCCTTATATAATTTTAAATAAAGAATGTCTATAATAACAGGGGTTAAGCAAAGAGCACAAACCTATCAAATTTTGATGAGAGATCATAATAATTTTACTCTAAATAATGATAAAACTTCTAATTTAATAAATTTAAATGTAGATCCAAGTACTTATAGTAACGCAGTTATTAATTTTAATAACAATTATCATTTTGGTTTTATTGATAATAAAATCATTTTCAAATATATAAATCAAAATAATAACAATAATTTATTATCAATTGATAATTCAAATTTAAATATTTATAAAGATGTTAATATTTTATCAAATATTAATATTAATAATTTATTAATAACGTCCAATAACACATCTTATTTCAATAATAATTTAATTCTTAATTTAAATGACTATACTAATGATAATATAAATAAATTAAAAATTTTAAATAATTCATCGTCATTATTTGAAATTAATAAAAATCAAATAAATGCAAATATTGAAACCAATTTTAATTCAAATGTTTATATGAATGCTAATTCAACATTTTATACAAATTTTATAGATAGTCCTAATAATAAACCTGTTATTATTAATAATCTTGCTTTTGCAGAAAGTCTAAGAATTTTAACTAATAATATTATTCATAATATAACTGTTGATAATTCTTTGATTTGGTGTAATATCACTGATTATATGCCTGGTGCTAGTAATCGATTAACACCAATTAATGATGCTACTTGGACAAAATATATGATTGATAATAATATTAATGTAGATGATTTAGGTTTTGCTAAACCAAATATTAGTGTCTTAAAATATATTGGTTCTCCTGATAGTGGTTCTAATATTGGTGGTTCTAATATTCTTGAATTTAAAACAAGACAACTTAATAATATTAATAGTAATAATAATAATTTAGTATTTTCAATTAATAATAATGGATTTCTTAATATTGGTTCTAATTATACATCTAATATACCTATAAACATCGATATAAATCCTAGAACTTCAAATTGTTATAATATTTTTAAATATTCAAATAAAAATAATAATAATTATTATTTAACAACCATTAATTCAAATGGTTATATTAATATTGGTTCTGCAAATTTTACTGAAAATCAGTTAAATATCTCTAAGAATTTTAATAGCAATCTCAATAATACTGAATTAATTTCTTTGAATATAAATACTGCTAATTTTGATAGTTATTTGAATTCTTATTCAATTCCATTCGTAAATAATAATGATTATAATAATTTTATTTTTAAAAATACAATTATAGAAAATCAAACAATTGAAACAATTCAAAATAGTGATATAGTAAATATTATTATTACAAATAAATTCATTGAAAATAATATTTATTCATTAAATGCTAATTTTTATAATAATACTAATTTTTATTCAAATATTCAACAAGATTTTAAAACAGTTCTTAAAATACAAACAAATATTATAACCCCATTAAATACTTTTAATATTAAAACATATGAAACAAACAATTTAAATTATTATATTTATCCATTTTTAAGAATACCACCACTTTCATTACCTTCGCCAATTACTGATTTTAATAAAATAATAGTTAATGCAATTAAAAATAATAAAATTTATACATATAATTTTTATATTTATAAAAATAATAATTATAATTATAATTATACTGGTTCTTATTTACCTCCATTAACTGATTATATTAAATTCAATTGCAATGCTAATAATAATTTTTCAGTTTCTGCAAATGGAAATACTGGAATAGGAACTAATTATAACGATGTTTATAAATTATATATACCTGAAAATGCATTGATAAATAATATTAACTGTTCAACAATTGATAATATTTTAACTAAGAATATTAGTTTTTGTAATTTAAATCTTAATAATATAAACAGTCTTAATTGTGATACAATCAATAATAATATTATTAGATCTTCTTCAAATATATCTTCAAATATTCAAGTAATTAATAATATCAATGTAAATAATAATTTGAATGTTCTAAATAATATTAATGTTTCTTGTAATATTAATATTTCAAATAATGGAATTATATTAAATTCAAATATTATTTTAAATAATAATTATGCAAATATTCAAATAATAAATAATTTGACATCTCCAAATTTAATTTTAAGTAATAGTTTAAATAAATATGATATTTGTATTAATAATAATAATAATTTTCAAATATTATTAAATAATTCAAAATCAATAATTGAAAATAAATATAATGATAATATGATTTCTTTAAATGGTTCTTCTTTTAATATTTTCAGAGATCCATCAAATTCTAATGTCAAAATATTTGCAGGTCGCAGTGCAAATACTAATGGACCAACTCTTAATACTATTACTGGAATTGATAGTTGGTATAATTATATACAATCTCTTTCTATCGATATAACTAATTCTAATAATACTGGTAAATCATTATTTTATACTTATGGAAATTTTTATCTAAATAGTCCAAATAATGCAAGTGTTCCTATGATACATTCCTATATCAATACTAATAATCATTTAAAAATAGGTATTGGGACTGCAAATAATGATATTGGAGGTAGTAATTTAATGATTGTTGATATGAATACAACTTTCAATTCTAATATAAATATTAATAATAATATTTATCTTAAAGGAACTATTTTATCACCATCTGACATTAATATTAAGACTGATATTCATATAATTTCTTCACCATTAGAAAAAATTAATAAAATTAATGGATATACTTATAAAAGAACTGATACAGGCAATTATGAAACAGGATTAATAGCACAGGAGGTATTGGAAATCTTACCAGAAGTTGTCAAATTTAATAATGATATTTATAACATCTCATATGGGAATATGTGTGGATTATTAGTAGAAGCAATTAAAGAATTAAATAATAAAATAAAAGTTTTAGAAAGTAAATCATCATCATAATTATAATTATAAATCTAATATTTTTCTAAGATATGTGAAAGAAATAGTTCCATTTATTAATAAATTATGATGAAAATCTTTAATTGTTCCCTTATTTTTCTTTAAATATTCATCTCTCAATTTAATTATTTCTCGTTTACCTAAATTATAACCCAATGCCTGTGCGGGCATACAAATATATCTCATAATCTCATTATGAATATCATTTTTACGTTTTGGCATATATTTCAACATAAAATTAAATGCCTTTTTATAACTCCAACCATAATAATTAATACCAGTATCAACTACTAATCTTGCTTTTCTTAATAAAGAATATTCATTATTATCATTATAATCTTCACAATAAATTTCCATATAATGTGCAAAACCTTCTATAAAAGCATTATTATAAAAACCATAAATTTTATAATAATCAACATTATTATCTTTCAAGAATTTAAAATGATATTGATGAAAACATTCGTGCATCAATAAGGAATAAATTGATTTTCTATGACATTCCTTATAATAACTAAGGTTGATATAAACAGCGTCTGTTAATTCATCATAATATGCCAATGAAGTTGTTTTTTCTAGATTTTCAGGGACTTTCAAAATATCAAAAGGTTTCTCTGGTTTATAATGAAAATATTTATCAATAATATTATCATAGATATATAATGCTATTGTTTTACAATCATTGAAGAATATTTCTTTTGATGTATAGAATTCTTTCTTATCAATCTTCTCAATTTTCTTTGGTAAAATCTTCAAACCATATTTATGAATTTGTTGAGGACTTAATTTTATTCCTCCTGTTTCTATGTTAATTGAATATTCATAAATTTTATTTCCATTTGGCAAAGCATATAATCCTATTGTTTTTCTACATTTCTTTAAATAAACCTTCTTTAAAAATGAATATAAGAAATTATATTTTTTAAAAGGTTTTATATCTTTCATAAATTTTTTACATATGATATTAGGAACTGTTATTTTCATACTCAAACCAATTTTTAAATATTTAATAACATCTTTTAAATAAATAATGAATTCTTTTTCTCTTTTCTTTTTTAATTTCTTAGAATTGGGTTTAAAAATATTATTATTATAATGTTCAAAATCAATTATTTCATTATGATAAGAAGATAATATGAGATATAAATAAATTTTATATTTATAATAAAAATTTAAATTATTTAAAATTATTTTTAATTGTTCATTTTTTGTATCTGAAAATTTTTTCATCAATTTCTTTTCCTTATTCATCAAATCATCACTTAAAGAATTTGGATATTCTAATAACTTTCCTTTCTTAGTCTTTTTTTCATCTATTAAAAATTTTAAAAATAAATCATATTTCAATTTTTCATTGAAATAATTTATATAATCATTTGTCATTTATTATTCTATCTAATTATATAATAGAATGAAAATTATAATTTCTGTAATAACTACTTTATTATTGCTTTTATTCATATTTATGATTATTTATTTATTTCCTGATAGAAAGAAAATAGAAAATTTTTCAGTTAGAGAAATTATGAGAAATTCAATCACTATTGAACAACCTATTAATGATAGTTTCCTACCCCACAATCCCTATTTGAAAGTTTTATTAAATGAATATGAAGTTATTCAAACATTCAAATACATTGTTAAACGCAGTCCAACAATTCCTGAAATTAATAAATTTATCTATTATCCTATAAATGAATTGAAAGAATATTTATATAATACTATTGAATATGAAAAATTAATAAAAATTCAAGATAATGCTTTTAATAATGGTCTTGAAGCTGCTATTGCTAAGAAGAATTTAATTAATCGAATTATGAACTTATATAATAAAATTTATGATACTGAAATTCCTGTGAAAATGATATTACCACTTAGAGATTGTTTTATTTATTTACAATTGAATATTTATTTATTTATGTGTATGTTAGAACACGGCAATTACTCATTTTTTGAAGATAGTGTTTTAAGTTCTTATGTTCTAACTAAAAAAGTATTAATGGAATTATTTAATAAATTTTTTAATCCTCTTGAATTAAAAATTCACGCAGAAGATAAAATAAATAAATTAACAACTGCAAATGATTATAAAGATGAAAAATATTTAGCTACGAAAATTGATGTTGCTAATATTATAAAAGATTTAATAGTTGTTAATAATGAATATCTTCTAGTTAAAGTCAAAAATAATTATCCAAATGTTTTTACTGAAATTCTTAAAAATACCATTGGAATTGATAAATTTTCTATTAATAATGATGATATAATAAAACTTAAAAAATATTTATCTGATTTATATAATTCTTCATCTTCAAAAATAATTGACGATAAGAAAAAAATTAAAGAAAAATATGAAAATACTAATGGTGAAAATATTAATGGAGGTTATGCTAGTAGTATTAATAATAGTAAAAAAACAATATACGATTATTATGTTATTTATAAGAAAAATAAAGATGCAGACAAATTTAAAATAGATAGTCCTAATTTCTTTAATGATTTTAATTCAAATGGTTTTTTGAATTATTTGAGATATAGTGATTATTCAAATAAAATGATATTCCTCTATTATGATAATTATAAAATGACGAAAAATGATGAGGAAAATATTATTGATATTAATAATAAATTTTATTATATTGATATTTCTACATCTCAATTTGATACTTATTTATCTAAAACAAAATTTTTCGAAAATTATAAAAATGATTTTTATAATAGTCCATCAAATTCAGCACCAAAGAAATCAACTTCTTCTTCATCGTCGTCTCAACAAACTTCTGGAAGATATGAATATGTTCCTCCAAATACAGCAAATACTGATTTACCTTTTAAAAATAATTATATGAATGATGTTATTTATGACGAAGATAATAAGAGCGTTCTGAGATTATATAATCCAATTGTTCATAATAAGAGTTATTTATTACCTAGTGGATATAGACCTCCTGTATGTACCTCTCTTGGACAAGAGCAATTAACACAACCTGTTTTTACTGATTCAAAATTATTATTTCAAGGTCTTGATATTAATAAAGCTTTTACTGAAACCCAGGTTGGAAGTATAATGCCAAAATTTATTTATAATGAATTCAAAGATATTAGAATTAAATAAAATAAATAATTAATTTCCACAATTATATCTCATAACAACATTCATCGTGTATAATTCCTGTGTTAATAATTTGAAAGCATAAGGAATTCTAATTTGAACGATGTTTGTAGCATTCTTGCAATAAGTACATTTATAAATATTTTTATCTGGATTGACATTTGCCAACATCCCACAATCTTTACAAATGAAGACCCTATAATTATCCGCACAATCTAACATCTTCTCTTTTAAAAAGGATGATGTTCCGTGTCCAATGAAACAATCTCTCTCCATCTCTCCCAATCTCAATCCACCACCTCTCGCTCTACCTTCCGAACATTGTCTTGTAAGCATCACAATAGGACCATTACTACCTCTTGAATGGATTTTATCAGCAACCATATGTTTTAATCGTTGATAATAAGTAGGACCGATAAATATTTCTGTCTTAATCTGTTCACCAGTTCTTCCATTATACATAATCTCATTTCCATATCTCTCTAATCCTTGTTTCTCTAATAATGTCGCAATATTCTCAACACCACAATTATTAAAAGGTGTTGCATCTCCATCTGCTCCTAAATGACAACTTACTTTTCCCATAATACATTCCATTAATTGCGCCATTGTCATTCTCGATGGAATGGCGTGAGGATTGATAATAATATCTGGAACAATTCCATCTTTTGTAAATGGCATGTCCTGATGTTCATAAATCATTCCGATACTTCCTTTTTGTGCTGATCTGGAAGCTACTTTATCTCCCACCTCAGGTTTTCTATTCTTTCTAATTCTAATTTTACAGAATTTATAACCATCACTATTAGTTCCGATATAATTATAATCAATATATCCATCATCATTTGCTTTAATAGATGATGAATTATCATTATAAGTATTCTTTCCATTAATTTTACGAGGCATAACCTTACCTACGATAATATCATTTCCATCAATATAAACATTCTTAGGAACAAATCCTGATTCATCTAATTTTTCATATGAAAATGAAGGTTTAATTGTTGTCAATTCAATAGGATTTGTGAATATCTCTTCTTCTCCTGAACTATGATTTTTAGCACATTGATCTCTAAAAGCTTTGTAATAAGTACTATTGAATAATCCCCTATCAAGTGCCGATTTATTAATCATAACACTGTCTTCCTGATTAAATCCTGAATGTGTCATAATTGCTACAATAGCATTCACACCAGATGGCAATTCATTACTATTCGTATATTTAGATAATTTTGTTGATACAATCGGTTTCTGTGGATAATTGATAATATGTGCCATTGTATCTATTCTATTTGTGAAATTACTTGCGAAAATTCCCAATGCCTGTTTTCCCATAGCACAATTACTAACGGCGAACTTATCACCACCAATGAAACTATGGTCATCGCTCTCAATCTCTAAATCCGCAATCATATTATTTAAATGTTTGTTCTTTTCAAAATATGGAATAAATATTAAATTTCCTTTAATTTCAATAAATTTTTTGAATTCATTTAAAGAAATTTTCTCAATACCTTTCTTAATCATATAATTCAAATATAAATAATATTCATTAATTATTCCATAATCTTTTCTCATTTCATTATTATATCTTACACCAATAATCCTATAATATTTAGAAATTGTTTCTGTTGATGTATTCCAATCCAATGGAATGTTAAAATGATTTAATATTTTTATGACATAACTATTAATGAGAGTTATGTTATTACTATTATTCGCACTCATATAACCTGCTACGAATTCTCTCTTAACTAGGTCGCTTGAATTTAATAACCATTCATCAATATTATTGATCAATAAATTAATAAATGTTCTATAATGAATATATTTATCATTTGTATTAAAACCAATCATTTGAATATCTTTCTTAACTTCTTCATTTTCATTACTAATATTTGTCATATTATATCCAACTAGACGCGAAATAATACTCATATAATAATCATCATTATCTAAATAAGTTTTATCTTCATTCATAATTTTTAAAATTTCTTTATTAATAATTGTATCATTATTCACAATTCTTACAATTTTCAATGTTTTATTTGAAACGTAATCAGGCATTAAATTAATACCAACTTTACTATTCTTATTTAATTTATGAACTTCTACCCATCCATCTAATGTCATAAATTTGTGATCGTGTGTTGCGATAATATTTCTACCACTCATAATTTCAATTCTATAAACAATTTTACTAGTTGCTTGATGATAATAATTAACAACTCTTGAATGATTAATTAAATTGGTAATAGGATTGAAACAAACAACTTCATCGCCTATTTGAATATTTTTAATTAATTTATAATCACCATTACTTAACAAGACTTTCTCATCTTCATTAAGACATTGGTAGCAATTTCTCGGCGATTGATTATGATCGCTAAATGGAATATTAACTCCTAAAATACCATTCATAAGACTTGCATGAATTTCACAATTCGTATAATGAGGAGGCATTGAATTACCTTTCATACCTTTATACAATTCGGTATGATTAATAGCAATCATAGAATGATTTAATTCATTACAATCTAAATATTCAACAAATCCCTCTTCATCATTATTAGGACAAATGAAATCCTCAAATTTCTTATTATGAATAAATTCTTTCCAAGTCATTTTCTTTTCTTTCAAAATTCTATTAATTCTCAATTCGCTCTTATTCATCTCTTCATCATAATCAACGATTAATAATGGTCGATACATACGACCAGCGTCACTATTAATACAGATACATCTTTTTAAAATATTCCAATAAACGGCAGTCATTGGATAAATAATTCCACATCTCTTATAATGTTTCAATTTTGAATATAATTCTCTTGGATTTGTATGAAATCCTACAATATCTCCATTAACTTGAACGTAGACATTATTAGGATCTCCTAATCCTTTGAAAAACTCAGTAATCTTATTTCTGGCATCTTGAATAATTTCTGATTCTATATGCCATTTCTCATTATTTTCAATAATATATGAATAACTATCATCATAAATATTAGTTCCTAATTCCACGATCAATTGTCTAATATGAGTGCTACTCATAGAAATTGAAATAATTGTGCTTAATGCCATATTTTTGACTAATCCAACAGAACCACCCTCAGGAGTTTCAGCAGGACAAATCATATTAAATTGACTATTATCTAATTTTCTAGGTTGAACTAATTTTCCATTCTTCTCCATGGCTGTGCTAATTCTTCTCAAATGTGATAAAGTACTAGCATAAGACATTCGATTTAATACCTGCGAAACGCCTTGACGAATATTTTGAAAACTTCCAATACTCTTTATTCCCCAGTTTCCTGTTGATAATGAATACTTCAACCACGAATCCAATAATGATTGTTTGAAATATCTATGAATATTATTATCATTGATGATATTAGTAGTAGTTGTATTATAATTCGCTCTCCATAAATTTAATTCTCTTTCAATAAGTCCTTTAATTTCCTTACTCATCTTTCCATAACATTGTCTAAAAAGATTACTTAATAGAATTCCAGGACTGTCAATTCTCTTATTCATATATGAATCGCGATTATCATAATTATCATAACCTAAATAAATTCTAATCATTTTTCTAATCATAAATCCTAGATATAATGCTTTTCTTCTATAATTCTTTCCTACGTGAGGCAAGAAATCATTTATGATATTATCTCTTAAAATCTTAGTAGGATTTTGAGTTGTTTTATTAACTCCTGTCATAATCTTAATTAATACCTCTTCTGCCTGTTCTTGTGTGTTAATATCAGACGCGTCATCACAACACGCCATCAATTGACCAATAATTCTTTGATTATCTTTATTATCTAAATCATAGACAATGTGTTGAATAATTTCTTTATCTGAAACAATCCCCAGTGCTTTGAACATAACAAAGACTGGAATTTCACTGCGGATGAAAGAAGTATTTAAACGAATGCTTCTTCCCATATGATTTAATTTGCCACTCATATTCAAACTAGTTGTTTTAGGTGGCAAATAAATTGAATCATTCATTGATCTAATTTCTGCATATAATCCATCACTATTATTATTAGGTGCAAATACAAGAGTATCATTTTCATTAATTCTATCTTGCATAATTAAAACCTTCTCATTACCATTGACTATGAAATAACCTCCATAATCATATCTACATTCATTATTATTACTATCTCCTAGTCCTGGGACTTGATGTAAAATACAAGCATTAGAACGAACCATAATAGGAATTTTGCCAATATAGACATTATTCACATATTTATCAATTTTGACTGGTGTATTTTCTTCATTTAAATATTCAATAACAATATGAACATTCACATATAATGCAGAAGAATATGTTAAATTATTCATTCGTGCGATGTAAGGTGTCATAATGGTTTGAGTACCATCAGGAAGTTGATAAATAGGTTTAGTTAATGATGGATTTAAGACATTAATATTAATTTTTTGAATTTTATTATCAATTTCATTATGTTTCGTAGTAATCTTAATAGGATTGAAACCAGAAATAATTTGAGGTAATGTAGTATTGATGAATTTATTATAACTATCAATTTGATGTTTTACTAATGGACTTATTGAATCAATTGATTTATTATCAATGAAATATTTATCTAAAATATCCCAGCAATATGATTCAGGAAGTTCCATAGTTTTTAATAATCACACAATTATATTTAATAATTCATTTTTTTTTATATATAAAAATTATATGATAATCATTTATTATTATAATTATTTTATTTTAAATTAAAATGTGTGGCATTTGGGGATATATTTCAAAAGAAAAAAAAGATTATAATAATTATTTCAATAAAATTTCTCATAGAGGTCCCAATGCATCAATTCTATTAAATTATTACGAAACTATGATTGGTTTTCATAGATTATCAATTATTAATAAGAAGTTGAATGGAATGCAACCATTTATGGATAATAATTTAATTCTTGTTTGTAATGGTGAAATTTATAATTATAAAGAACTTAATTATAAATATAATATTAGTAATTATTCAAATGATTGTATGACAATTTTAGAATTATATAAAAAGTTGAATTTTAATGATTTTGTTCAAGTTATTAATAAAGAGATTATTGGTGAATTTGCATTTATAATTTTTCAATATAATAATGATGGTCTTGAAAAGGTTGTCGCTGGTCGTGATATTTTCGGTGTTAGACCTTTATATTATGCAAAAACTGATAATGATGATTATTTATTCAGTTCTGAATTAAAAGGAGTTCCAGAAGAATTTGAATGTGTCAATGAATTTCCTTGTGGTTCTATTTTAGAACTTAATTATTTAAATAAGAATGAAACTTTTTATGATATTACAAATAATATTTATAATTTAGATATTAATAAAAGTTATGATTTAATTAAAATTAAAGAAACCCTCGAAAATGCCGTTAAAATTCGTCTAATGGCAGATAATGTCGATGAAATCGGATTTTATTTATCTGGTGGTCTCGATTCAAGTATTTTATGTTCAATTGCATCTAAAATTCTACATCCAAAAAGAATTAAAACATTTTCAATTGGTTTTAAAGGTTCTACTGATCTTCCTTATGCTAATAAAGTCGCTAAATATATTAATTCTATTCATAAAGAAATTATAATCGATGAAGAAGAAGCTTTGAAGATTATTGATGATGTTATTTATGCAACTTGTACATATGATATTACAACAATCAGAGCAAGTTGTGGTCAATATCTTTTAAGTAAGTATATTAAAGAATTTACGAATATTAAAATTATTATTAATGGCGATGGATCTGATGAAGTGTTGGGTGGTTATTTATTTAATTATTATGCTCCAACTTCGACAGATTTTAATAAGTCTTGTAAGAAATACACAAAAGAAATTCATTTATATGATGGTAGACGATTAGATAGAACACTTGCTTATTTTGGATTAGAAGCAAGAGTTCCATTTTTGGATGTTAATTTTGTAAAAACGGTTTGGGAACTTCCACCTGAGATTAGAATGCCTACTTATAATAATTGTGAAAAATTCTTATTGAGACAAGTATTTAATGATGAAACTTATCTTCCAGAAGATTGTTTATTTAGAAAGAAAGAAGCATTTAGTGATGGTATTTCAAGTAAGGAGAATTCTTGGTTTCATATCATAACAACTAAAATTAATAAAATTATTAGTGATGATACAAATCTTGAAAGTTGTCCATCAAAAGAAGCATTTTATTATAAGAAAAAATTTATTGAATTCTTTGGAAAAAAAAGATTGAATATTATTCCCCATTATTGGCAACCAGATTTTATTTCAACTAATCTCTATATCGACCCTTCGGCACGTGTGCTCAATGTTTATTAATTCAATTCTTTTTTTTTAATTATTATTATAAATATAAATGATAAATCTTTATTATAATGATTGGTATTATCAAAATTCTAATTTTTCTTTTTTTAAGATTGATATGAATATTATTCATTTAGAAGAAATAAGTTTTTTAGATAAAGAGTTATATGATTTTATTATTGAACCAAAATTTTTATTATATTATATTTAAGAAGTTAAAATATAAATTAAAATAAATATGCAAAATTTAATTGAAAATAAAAAGGAATATATAGATATTATATTAGACAATTTAACAGTTCCTATTTGTAATATTATATATGATTTATATAAAGCTTCTCCAAATATTCAAGAATTTCAAAATAATTTATCTTTAATCAAAAATTGGAATAATAACAAAATTGAAGAATGTTATTTTTGTATTCTTAATAGCAATAAGAAAAGAACTTATATTACATCATTATTATATGAAATTATTATTATAAATGTCAAATTGAGAACTGAAAATAAAAAGATTGATTTAAATAAAATCAAATCAATTTCAACAAGTGATTTTATTCATAAATGTCTTATTAATTCTGGTATTTATTCTTGGAAGAATGCTTATTTATTTTCACATAAAAATTTAAAACCAATTGAAAGACAATATCATTTAAATATTATTGAAAAAAATATTAAACAAATTATTAAAGATACTATTAGAGACAGTACACCATTTGAATTAATTTTCAATAATGATATTATTTCAAGCGAAGAAACAATTAAAAAGAAATATATGAAAGATGATTCTTCCAGTAATGAAAGAGAAGAACAAGAAAAAGACACAGAAGAAGATGTTGCCGATGAAGAAATTGAGGAAGATAGTGATGATGAGGAAGACGAAGAAGAAGATGCTGATAGTGATGATGAAGAAGATGAAGATGCTGATAGTGATGATGAAGAAGATGAAGATGAAGAAGATGAAGATGATGATGAAGACGATAGTAATGATGAGGAAGAAGAAGTTGTTAATTTTATTAAGGAAGAAAAGAGAGAAGAAATTAAGGAAGTTATTAAAGATGTAATAGTAAATGTTAATGATATTATTAATGATGTAAATGAAATTGTTGAAAAACCTAAAAAAGATGAAATAAGAGTTATTAATATTACTGATAATAATAATTCAAATTCAAATAAAAATAGTAAGAATGATACTTATAAAAGTAGCGATGATTATTTATCAAATGATGACGAAGATGATGAAATAAATGAAATTAAAGAAGTTAAGAAAGAAGAAGAAAAGAAAGAAGATATTAAAAAGGAAGTAGTTAAGAAAGAAGTTAAGAAAGAAGTTAAGAAAGAAGTTAAGAAAGAAGTTAAGAAAGAAGTTAAGAAAGAAGAAGAAAAGAAAGAAGATATTAAAAAAGAAGTTCATAAGAAGGAAAATGATTTTAAAAATTTTATTAAAAAAATTAAGAATAAAAAAAATGGAGGAGAAGGACGAGAGGAAAAGAAAAAAGAAATTTCTAAGAAAGAAAATAATTTAATTATTAATAAAAAAGATGATAATAATAATGATAATAATAATGATAATGATAATAAACAAAAAGATAAATTAATATTTAATTATGATAGTAGCGAAGAAGAATATTAAACCCTTGAACTTTTCTTTGTTTTATAATAAATACATAATTTCATAAAGAAACGATCTGCATAAGTTTTATCCAATAAGTCATTATTTTTTTTTCTCAATTGAATATTAATTTTATTGAATTGCGGAGCAATAGGGTTTAATATAAAATCTGCCTCATTTACATTAAAATCATTAAACATTGTTATTTTACTAATACCTTGATTAATTTTAATTTTATTTAAATCAATCGTTATTGAATCAAAATAACTTAAATCTGTATCTGGTTTTCCAGCGGTTATTAATGATGTCTTAATTCTTGAATAATCATTTAAATAAACATAAACAGTATCTAAATTATCAAATTTAACAGGACTTGTTGTTAAATTTACTAATGGAATTGAAAGGGCATCATATAAAACCTTAATTTTATAAACATCTCTTAAAGGTTCTAGAATATCAACATAAAAATCGTAGACGTTCGTATTATTATTCGTATAATGAACTTGATCTGAATCAATTATAATAATTTTATATTCAATACTATCAGTTGCCATAAGTTCTATAATATCTAATTATTTAATAATATCAAATATTTAAATATTAATTATGATTATAAATTTAAGAATTTATGAAATATAAATTAAGAAGTTGGATAGATATAAATAAATTGAATTGGTATAATCTTTCCTTAAATCCAAATGCCATTGACCTTCTTCTTGAAAACTTTGAAAAAATTAATTGGGATATGTTCTCATTTAATGAGAATGCTATTCCTATTTTAAAAGAAAATTTAGATAAAATTAATTGGGTTTATTTGTCCTTAAATCCAAATGCCATTCCTATTCTAATTGAAAATCTTGAAAAAATTAATTGGGATAATTTAAGTTTTAATAAGAATGCTATTTCTATTTTAATTAAAAACTTTGAAAAAATTAATTGGAGTTTTTTATCATATAATAAAAATGCTATTCCAATTCTTCTTGAAAACTTCGAGATGATTGATTGGACAAATTTAAGTTTCAATTCAAATGCTATTGAACTCCTTAAATCAAATAAAGATAAGATTTATTGGAGATTTTTATCATATAATAAGAATGCTTTTGAATTATTAAAAGAAAGTTATGATAATAATGATGATAATATTATTTGGGTTAATTTATCTTTGAATAAAAATGCTATTTCAATGTTGCAAGAAAATCCTGATAAAATTCATTGGAAAATATTATCATTCAATAAAAATGCTATTCCTATTCTTATTAAGAATTATAATAAAATAAATTGGAAAAACTTATCAAAGAATAAAAATGCTATTGAAATCTTAGAACAAAATAAAGAATTAATTGATTGGGAAAATTTTTCTTCTAATCCTTCTATCTTTGAATTAGTCCCTGAATAAAAATTGATTGTTATTAATGATGATAATTATAATAATTGAAATTAAGATTAAAAGTTAATAATGGAAACGATTAATAAGATTTTCATTATTAATCTTAAAAGAGATAGAAATAGATTAATTAATTCTATTATTCAATTAAATAAATATAAATTAACTAACTTAGATTTTATAAATGCTATTAATGGTTATGAATTGAATGATAATGAATATAAATCTTATACATCTTTCATTGGTTATTATTTATCTTGTCCATCTATGGTTGGTTGCGGAATATCTCATATTAAGACTTGGGAAAAAATAGTTGAAAATAATATTGAATTTTCATTAATTCTTGAAGATGATTTTAATTTTTCAAATAACTTTTTAAATGATTTTAATGAAATGATTAGAAATGTTCCAAATAATTTTGATTTACTTTTCTTAAATTCTAATTATTTAACAATTTCAAATATTAATAATTATTTTTATGAAGAACCACTCTTAATTTATGAAAAGATTGGTTATGTCATATCTCTAAATGGTGCAAAGAAAATGTTAAATAATATTAATAAGATTTCATATCATCTTGATTTTCAAATTTGTATTAATCATTTATTGAATAATAAGAAACTAAATATTATTTCATCAAAGAAATGTTTAATTTATAAAAATAATTATTTGAATAATTATAATAATATTTATGATTATAATTATCCATTAATTATTGATAAAATAAATAAAAATTATTTATTGAATTTGATATATAAATATGTTGTATTTAACTTCTTTAATATTCGAATTAATTTCAATTTCTTATTAATCCTAATAATGGGTTATTATCAATTTTCATTATCGATCCTATTATTAATATTTGAATATTTCATAATTGAAAAAAATAATAATTTAATATCTAATATTATAATTTTATATACTGGTCATTTAATCAAAGTTTTGGAATAATATTTTTATATAAATGTTCAACCATACTTTCCCATCTATAATTCGTCAGAATGTGTTGTCTCCCTCTTGTTGCGTGTTTATTCATCAATTCAGGATTGCTAAAATATTTCCAAAAAGCATCTGCAAAATCTTTTGGTTCACAAATTTGAGCAACTCCTCCAATACCATTACTTTTATTATCCAAATAAACATTAACTTTTGGTTTTACTAAAATTGAAATACTATCATTTAAAAATTCACGCATTCCTCCGACATAAGAAGAAACTTGTGCTCTCCCTATTGCCAATCCCTCAAAACCACATAAACCAAATCCTTCACCATCCGCAGTATTTAATCCAACATCACAACAATTATATAAGATATTAATATCTCTATCTGATAATTGCTGAGGTGCTTTCAATGGAATTAGAGTTTTAATTGCATATTCAGGAGGTACTTCTAAATTTTTTATATAATGAATAAAAACATCTAATAAATCCCAATGAGCGTTCATATCTGTCCCAATGATTAATTTAATAGGTCTTGATGTATGTTTATTTCCTCCTAAATTTCTTTTGAGAACATTAACTTGATAATGTCTATCTACGAATTCTGCCCACGCCATCATTGTCGTATCCCATCTTTTCCTCGGTTGATTTCTATTCAAATTCAAAACCATAAAATCATTCATATCATATTTATAATAAAATCTAGCAATACTCTTATCAATTGGATAATAAAGATTATGATCAAAACCGTGAGGAAATACGTGAATATTCATCTCTTTTTTAATTCCGAGTTTGTATGCAATCTCTTTCCAATATGGAGTAAATGCAATAATACTATCATAATAAGCATTTAATAAATTAATATAATCTTGTTTTTGATATATATAAACTTGATCCATATATGAAATTAATTTAAAATTCTTTTTTTGATCCCAACAATTATTAACAATGTCTGCCGTTATTGCACTAGTAATCATTGCATCATTGAAAATAATTATAATGTCTTGTGGATGGTTTTTGATATAATATCCTATTTCTTTTTCTCCAAATCCATTTCTCTTAGGATCTTCATTTTCATAAGCATCATAAATAATAACTGACGGATCTATATCATTTCTTAAATTTTTTTGGAAATCACACGTATTAAAATTCTGAAATCCATAAATAGTTAATTCAATATCTTCGTATTTGCCTAAATATTTTGTTATATAATACATAACACGACTATATCCATTACTCTGAAGAATATGAGTTCCTGCCCATAAAATTCTCTTCTTACCATTCTTAGACGGAAACCACCAATTATTCGAATTATTATTATTATTATTATTATTATTATTATTATTATTATTCAAAGATAAATCATTCTTAATAATATTATAAGAAGGTAATTTAACATCATCATTCTTAGTTATAGGTGGATCATTATTTTCAGGAAAATTTCTATGTTTAATAATCTCATATATTCGTGTTTGTGATTGAGAATGAGATTGTGATGTTTGAGAATTATTTAATTTAAATTCATCGACATTATTATTAATATTTACTTTTAAATTATTCATTTTGTTAAAAATAATACAAAAAATCTTTAAATCAAAATAATATTATTATAATATGGTTTAATTGTTTCTTCCATTAATTTTATAGGTGTTATTTCATCGGTTCTTAAAATAATTTTTAATAATTGTTCTGAAAATCCTGAAATGATCGAGGTATTCTCCATATCATTATTAATTGGACATTCGTCATAACTTCCATTTAAATTCCAATAAATTAATAATGGTTTATTTAAATTATTATCAGTAAACTTAGACATAAATAAATTATGAATATCTTCTAATGAAACGTTTTCATTATTATGAGATTTGTCAAATTGCATATCAGTGAAACAAATAATTTTTTTATGATTAATTGAATAATTAATTATTAAATCTGCCGTTTTTAAGAAGTTTGTATTTAGACCAAATGGAGCACTTAAAATTGATTTAATTCTATCTCTTAAAGTCTCACCCCTAATTTCTAAAAATTTAGGTTGTTCAGAAAATGTTATAACTTTATTATGTAATTCATTTCTATTCAATTCGCTTAATAATAGTCCTAATGCTACTGAAACAAAAATAGGTTTCATATTATTATTTCCTAAGAACATTGAACCTGAAACATCAACAATTGGAATTATATCCTCATAATTCTCATAAAATTCATTTTTAAAATTATCTACGAAAGTCTTCCATTGCAATTCCAATGTCTCGTCGATTTCATTTAATTCCGTTTTCATATAATTTTTAATAATTTCGTGCGGCATTAATCCTGTAATTTTCATAGTTATTTTATTATTTTTAACGTCTTCTAAATATTGTTGATATTTATCTGTATCATTTCTCTTAAAGGATTTTACATACATACTCAATGCCTTTGCTGGTAATTTCTTATAATCAATATTTTCATAATCCTTATTACATAATTTAGTTTCTAATAAATCTAAATGAGTTCTTAATGGTTTAATTATTTCTTTTCTATATCTCTGCTGATAATTCTTCAAATCATTGTTGAATAAATATCGAGCTATTTTTATAACATCACTATGATTTGGACTAATTACCCATTTGGAACATAAAGAAATGTTTTTATGATGATTATTATTTTCATCATTATTATTTAAAACTTCAATATCTTTTTTAAGTTGTTCTGCGAATAATTTATATTCATATGAATGTTTTTTATTTGATTTGATAATAAAATTTAAATCATTCCAACATCCATAATTATTAATATAATTTAAAATATTTTTTTTATAAATTTGATTATGATTATTTTTCAACCAAGACATAGAATTATTACTTATCATCTTTTCCTTCTTACCGTTAATTCTATCTCTTGAATTAAAGATAATGGCAATTGTTCTTAATTTATCAAATTCCCAAGATTTTTCAAGATATTTTTCCAAATCATCTTTATTTATCTGTCTAACCATTTTAATAAATAAATCAAGATTAGGATTATTTGTATTTACCATTGATAAATAAATTAACAAATTATTTTTATATAAAGATAATTTTTATAAAAATAAATAGAATAGACTTTAATTATATTAAGTATTTTTAATTATATGTAATTTTAGTATTATTGTTCGTCTATTCTCTATAATTATGTTTCAGCAATTTTAATTCTTCCTATTGATAAGAAAAAAACATAATGTTTATAATATCTTGTTAAAGATACATACAGCAATAAAATCTTAAATTAATTATAAAAAAATATTTGTTTTTATTCTTTATTTATAAATGATTATAAATAAAATTTATATAAAGATAATTTTCTATACTTAAAATAGAATAAGTATAATATTATTCTCAAACATAATTATGTTTCAGCAATTTTATTCTTCCTATTGATAAGAAAACAAAAACATAATGTATTATATCTTGTTTTCAAAGATAATTACAGCAATTTATAAGAAAAGTCTGTTATGTTTTTCGAAACATATCATTTATTTTTATTATTTTATCTATATCAATCATAGGTAGAATAGGACAACATTCCCACAAATGATTTTTAAATAATGTCTGAATTTTATATTCAGTTGGATATAAATATCTCAATCCCTTCTTATTATCTGTCATATATGATTTCAGATTTTCATCAATTAAATCAATACTATTAATTGGTAATATTAATAATAATTGAATTTCTGGTTTTAAAATTGTTCTATTTTCTTTTATCTCCGTAATTATTGTCGAATTAACTTTCAAATAATTACTAATGTCTTTTGCAGTTGGTGGATAATTATATGGATAATACCAGGTATAATCTAAATCAAATTTTTTATAATAATTATAAGTCCAATAAATACCTCTTATGAAATTATCGCACGCCCTCGAAATTAATAAACTGTCATTATTAATATTAATATCAAGAATATATTTATAATAATAATATCTCCATTTATTATTACTATTATAAATATGAGTTAATGTTGTATCCTTATTCTTAACCCCAAATTCTTGACTTTTACTCGTATAATCACGTGGTCTTTTTTCAATTTCCTTACTAACCTTCTCAATTATTTCTTTATCTTCCGTTTCTGCTATTCTATTAAAAATCTCAATAAGTGTTGATTTATTAATCTTATTATCTTCAACTAATAAACCATTTGTTTTAATTGCTTCTCCTGTGATCCTTATTAATTTATCCAATCCACCAGATTGAATATCTAAGTTTAATAAATGAGGCATAAAATCATTACCTAAAATAGAACACATAACACAATATGATTCAATAATATTATTTTGAATATCTTCATTATCTTCATTATCTTTATTGATAGTTATATCCCATATTAAAGATAATTCATTTAATAAAGATCGTTTAAGATTATCAATATTTACATAAATATTATGATTATTATTTTCACGCATTAGATAAATATTTTTAACACCTGAAATCAATGATAATATTATCAAATCAGCATCTAAACCATTAATGACTTTGACTTTATCATTATTATTATCTTTGAGAATGATGTCGAATATTTTATGCTCCCCTTCGCCATTATCATTACTATCACTTATAATAAATTTTTCATTATTTTTTTTCAAATAATCATTTAACTTATTCATAAATTTTGTCCCAGGTGAAATAGCATTAGTATCCCATTTATTCTCAATTTTATCAATTTTATATTTATAGAAAGTTAAATAACGTCTTTTTCTCTGTTGAATAATTTTTGCCAATGGTGCAACACCATCAATACAAATAATTAATTTAGAAGGTTCATAAATTTTATTATAATTATTTATTTTTGAGAAAAGTTTTTCAATTAATAATTCCTCACTAAATTTCTCATCACAATTCATCAATTTTGCACATTCTGTATGAATAACTCCGTTAAAATCGATGAAATAATTATCTATTATTTCTGGTAAATCATCAACAATAATATCTTTATATTTTTTTGTTAAATGATAAAAATAATAAGGAATGCCCATTTTTATAATTTTAATTATTAAAATAATTTTAAATCATTTTTTTATTCTTTCTTTTCTTATAGAATAGAATATTAAAATTAAAAATGGGTTTTTATGATGCTTTCTTCGGTTCCGACCAATCTCTCTATACTGCCTATGCTATAATTGCTGCCATCATTTCTATCTGCGTAACAATATTATTCACATCTACAGACATTCCTATTGGAAGTCGTTTATTAATGATATTATTCGTAGTTATAACATTAGTTCCCTCTATCTTCCTTACATTATTCGAAATTACTTGTATAGTCACTGGTGGCACAGAACCGAATAATTGGTGGTGTTATACCTTTGCTTGGGTTCTTGCCGCATTCATAATTATTTATTGTATATTTGTAGTTATTATCTCTATCATTTCATTAGTTACTTATAATAAAGCAATTGATAGTGTAAATAATGATGAAGAAAAAAATAAAGTTAATCCAAATGATGCTAATAATATTGCTAAACAAATAATGGCAACTCAACAACCAACACAAAAACCAATTGAGAAATTCTATGGAGGTGATGGAGATAATATGAATATTGCAGATTTAATACAAGGCGGTTCTATTAATCTCTTAAATGGATTGGGTTCAGCTGCAAATATAGATCCATCAACTTTTTTTAGCGATAAAAATAAGAATGTAGCAAATTTTACAGACGGTTCTTATAATAATGCCCCTACTGCTCATGATACTAATGATCATCCTTTACAATCCGTGAAAGCAACTTTTGATGGTTCAATGCATCACGAACAACAACACGTAAATGAAACTAATACCAAGAAAGGTGGTGATGTTGCACCATTTACAGATAGTGGACGACACGTAGCTTATTTTACTGATTCAAATAATCAAATATCAGATAATTCTTTACTTGGAAGTGCTGATTATAATTTAAGTTCTTATCCTGATATTTTCAATAGTAAATAAACATTAATTTAAGAAATTAATTTAAGAAATTATTATAATTAATTATTTAATGTAATTAAATATATGAAAATAAATAATTATAATAATTTTAAACCCCATTTATGTAGAAATTGTGGTCTAATCGGTCATATCTATAAAAATTGTCCTCATCCCATTATGAGTTTTGGCATCATCTGCTATAAAATAGATGAAAATAATGAAATTAAGTTTTTAATGATACAGAGAAAAGACAGTTTATCTTTTATGGAATTTATAAGAGGTAAGTATGAATTATCCAATTTGGAATATATCAAACAATTATTATTAAATATGACTATTCACGAAAGAGAAATGATAATTTCCTTAAATTTTGATGATATTTGGAATTATCTATGGATACAAAGTGAAAATAATGTTTCTAAAAATAATAAGGAATATTCTGAATCAAAATCTAAATTTAATTCATTAAATGAAAATAATTTTATTAAGAATTATGTCTTATCAATTAAAGGCGTTTTTAATGAACAAGAATGGGGATTTCCAAAAGGTCGTAGAAAAATTAAGGAGAATGATATTGATTGCGCTGTTCGCGAATTTTATGAAGAAACTAGAATTGACGATACAGACATCAGTATTATAAATGAGATCTTGCCATTTGAGGAAATCTTTTTTGGAACTAATAGTGTTATGTATAAACATATTTATTATGTTGCTAAATTTAAGAAAAATAATTCTATAATTAAAATTGACAATACTTGTTTAGAACAGATTAGAGAGATTAGAGCAATTAAATGGTTTAATTATAATGAAGTTATATCTCATATTAAAAGTCATAATACTGAAAGAATAGCATTATTTAAATATGCTAATAATAAAATCATAGAATTAGAAAAAATCAAAAATTAATTTTTTTTCTTTTCATTTCATCAAATAGAAATGCCACTAACAACGGAGGAAATATGTTTAGAATGGAGTAAAAATAAAATTATTAATCCAGATAAACCTCTAAACCCAATTACCAAATATACTGTTAAGAAAAATGGTAAAATTTATAAAGAATTAGAGAAATTATGTTCAACTGTGAAAATTAATAAGATTGATATTAAAGATATTCCTATAATTAAAAAGAAATCTGTTTTATCTAAACCTCTAAATAAAGAATTATGTCTAAAATGGATGAAAAATAAATATCAAAATCCTATAACTAATTATGTCATTAAAGAGACTGGTGAGATTTATAAGGAACTTAAAAGAGAATGTCCAATAATCTTAAAAGAAGAAGGAAATGATTATGATTATAACGAAGGTTATGGAAATAAAGATAATCAAAAATCAATATCTAAGAGATCTATTATAAAAAAGAAGAAACAAAATTTAAATTATGATGATAAAAAAGATGAAATAATTGAAAGTAATTATTTTCCAGATATTGATGATCCTGAATTTAGAGATAAATTAATGTCCTTGAAAGAAATTAATGTTCATAAAATTAATAAATATGATGATATTAATAATATTCAAGATTTTGAGAAGAAAGCTCAGGAATTATGTAAAGGTTTTGATAAGAGTTTTTTTCAATATTTAATGGGTCAATATTTATCTATAAGAATGCCTTATAAAAGTATATTGATTTATTATTCAGTTGGTGTTGGTAAAACTTGCACTGCAATCACTATTGCCGAAAACTTCCTAATTAATCATAATTCTTATGAAGAACCTAAAATTTGGGTAATTATGCCTCACGCCCTTGAAGATGGATTTAAACAACAAATTTTTAAAAGAAGTGATTATAAATTCATTGCCAATCAATGCACTGGGGATTTATATTATAAATTATCACAAATAAATGAAAATATGAGTGATATAGAAGTTGATAAAATTATTAAGAAATTAATTAAATCAAGATATTTAATATTTACTTATGATGGTTTCGCTAATTTCTATGAAACTAATTATATTAAAAAGAATAAAATAGCTACTGATAAAATCATAATTGTCGATGAAGCACATAATATTCGTCAAGGTAAGAATGAAACTGAAAAGAAGGTTTATAATTCTCTCGTCGAAGTTGCTAAAACTGGGATAAATAATAAGATGGTTTTATTAACTGCTACACCAATGTATAATGAACCAAGAGATTTATTTGATTTGATTGAATTATTATTATTAAATGATAAGAAAGATTATAAATTACCTAAGAAATTATTTAATGAAAATAATGAATTGACGAAAGATGCTAAGATTTTTATAGAAACTATCGCTTCTACTTACATCTCTTTTTTAAAAGGTAATAATCCATTCAGTTTTCCATTTAAATTATCGCCAAATTTAAGTAATTTTAAAATTTTAGATAAAGTTATTCCTTTAACTTCAAATGGAAAACAAATAGATAAAAATGATAATAATTGGGTTAGTAAAGTTAAAGATGGTATAGTCATATCTAATTTAGGAAAAAAACAAATTGAATATTTAAAAAGTAAGAAAACTAATGATGATAATTTTAATGATAATGTCAATCAAGATAATTTTAAAAGTTTTCAACCATTAAACATTGTCTATGATGATGAAGTTGGAAGCAAGGGATTTTATAAATTTTTTAGAAAAAGTTTTACAAACTCTATAAATAGTAAAGATGATACTAATTCTTATAAAGTTTCATATAATCCCAAATTTAAAAATGCTCTATATCCTGATAATGAACACTTAGGACTTTATTCAGGAAAAATTTTGAATATTATGAATATTATTAAAAAAACGGAAGGAATTATTGTCATCTATTCAAATTTCCTTCATACTGGATTAATACCAACTGCAATTGCTCTGGAACATTTGGGATTTTCAAGATATGGAAGTGATAATATTCTCGAAAATAGTCCTGATATTAAAAAATCACATATTTTCAATAAAAAGAATTATTGTATTTTGACTAGTGAAGGCGATTTTATGGGTAATACAACTATTAGCAAATTGATCAATGTCATTAATGATCCTTCAAATATCAATGGTGATAAAATTAAAGTTATATTAATATCACCTGTTGCAGGTGAAGGTTTAAATATTTATAATGTCCGAGAAATTCATTTATTGAATATGTGGTACCATTTTAATAAAACTGAACAAATTATTGGAAGAGGTATTCGAAATTGTAGTCATAAAAATCTTCCAATTGAATTAAGGAATGTAACTGTTTTTATGCATTGTGCTATTAATGATTATCAAAGAGAAACTGCTGACGTTAGTGCTTATCGAATTGCAACTAGAAAGTTGTATCAATCCCAAGTCATAAATAATTTAATTAGAAATAATTCTATTGATTGTAGTCTATTTAAAAATATTAATTATTTTCCCAAATCTATGTTCAAATTAGGCAAAATTAAAATTAGAAGTTCTCAAAATGTTCTAATTAATTATGAATTAGGAGATGAAAAAGATGAAGAACCTGTCTGTTCTGTTGATGATATTGAAGGAAAGAAGGGAATTAAGGAAGATACGAGAGGATTTAGACAAGATACATATAAACATCTATCATTGAATATTCAAATGAAATTGAAAAATTTAATAATTCAAGATTATATTCAAAATGAAATTTATTTCATCTCTTATAAAGATATTAATCATCATTTTAGAAATATTGATAATGATATTTTAATGTATTCTATAACATTGAGCGTTTATCCCAATATTATTATCGATAATCATTTCTTAATTCCCCACGAAGAAGGAATTCATATTATTAAAATTGATAATGAAAGTCCTTTGAAAATTACATTAGTGAAAGAAGAAGCTGAGAAAGAAGATATGAATAAAATCACTGATAATGAAATAGATTTATATAAAAATATTAATAAAATTAAATCTTATTCATATGAGAAAGCAATTATTGCTCTTTATCTATCATTCGATTTGATTTCATTCAATTATATCATTAATAAAATCCTTTCTTCCCCAAATTCCTTAAATGAAATTGATAATTTTATTGCCAATTGTCTATATAAGGAAGGTATTCTAATATCAAATAAAGAGATTAGTATTGGTTCTACTATGAAATTTATAGGATTTGTAAATATTTTCAATGATGAATTTGAACCATTATTATTCAACGATGGAGAATTTAAGATACTAACACCAAAACAATTAGAACAATTGAAGAAAAATAGAAGAAATGTTATTATTCCTGAAATGAAAAAAGAGAAGTTAATTTGGGGAATAATTACTCCTGAATTTATTGATAAGGAAAAGAAAAATAAAAAGAATTTATTTAAAATTATAACACCAGGCGAAGCATACGGAAAAAAAACTGGAATTGTTTGTTCCTATTTACATAAACCACAACATAAGAAATTGATGGAAACATTATCAATACCTGATGGAAAATATACGAAAGAAGGATATTGTATGACTATCGCGGAAGAATTATATAAAATTAATAGAATTTCTTTATATCCCTCTTGGAAACCATTATTGAAATTGAATTAATTTTCATATTCATTCATATCATATAATTTTATCATTTCTTTATTAATTTCTTTATAATTTTCTGGTAATTCATCTTCTGTTGTTTTTATTAGTTCTTGTGAAGTATCGTGGAAATGAATTCCATTTTTAATACAATTTTTAAGATGTTCTTCCTTATTATAATCATCAATATTAACTTCTTGATGTGTGAATGACTGTAATTTTCTCTTAAATTCTTTTATTGATAAATAATATGATATGTGCCATCCAACATTCTTATAACAAATATTATGATTTACTAATCTTATTAATGAAAAATTGTATTGATTAGTCCCTCTATCATTAATTACGAATGGATGAAACCATAAATTCTTTTTTCTATAATTAAAACCATACATCAAATAAATCATTTCTAGATGAATGCCATTATCTAATTTTTCATAGTCATTTTTGATATGATTATATAAACCTCTTCTTGGTATTTCATCTGAATCACATACGAAGATTATATAAGGTTCATTATTCTTATTAATATTATTCAAAATCTCTTTTATTTTTGTTTGGATGTATTCTCTTTGATACATTTCAGTAATCCATGCGTCTGTTGCTTCATAATATTTAATCATATTAATAATTTTTACAATTTTATTATAATGTTCTCCCGTTGGTAAATATTGATCCATTGGAATAAATATTATCTTATCCTCAAACTCCTTGAATTTATCTTTATTTTTATTATAGAAATAATCATCTTTCTTTGATCCACTATGAGTATAAATATTTTCAACTATTATAAATTTATCTACGTAATCATATAAATATTTTAATCTAAAATAAACAATCGGTTCTCCGTTGTATAAAAAATTGTCTAAAATTAGCATTAATTATTCAATTTAATAATTAAATAATAAATGTAATCCTTTATATATTATTATTTAATCTCTTTTTTTCCTTATAGCTTTTATTTAAAATTATTGATAAAATTAAAATCAACATTTTTTTTAAATATAATATTTATATAGAAAATAATATGGAAAAATTAAATGAGGTTGAGTACAAAAAGAAAATAGAAAAGGCCAAAAGGGAGGTATTAACTTGTGCGAACAAAAATTGCAAATTAGTAGTAAAGAATTATAAACAAGTTTTAAACCAACTCAATAAGGATTTACAGAAATTATGGAAGAATTATGAAACTAATAAGATAAAAGAAAAACAATTATTAGGTAGTTTATTAAATCTTTTAAATAAAAATATAGAAACTGTTCAATATACTAAATTTATCAAATGTTTACTTAAAAATTGTTATAAAAATTATAAACATTATATTGATTTAGGTTTTGTTGCTATGAAAAGCCCATTTGTTCAAACAATCGCTTTAATGAAAGCAAAAGAATATAATATTGAACCAGAAATTAGAAATTTTTTCAATGCTATGAAATTTGATAAACCAACTTTTCAAAAACTTAAAATTCTCCAAAAAACTTCTATGGACGTAATCCGCAAAGTATATAATTCAAATGAACCTTTAATCATAAAGATGGTTAAAGAAAATAAAAATGAAATAGCTAAGAATTTAAAGAAAATAAAACTTCTTTAATTTCTCATAAATACATTTTGGCGGTGATAAATATTATTGATAGAATTTTTATTAAATGGTTTAATACTATTGAAATCATAATTATATTCAATATTACCTGATGAATTGAAATATTGGATTTTTGCTACTTCTTTTTTTGATTTATAACCTAAATTATGAAGTCTTTCGATGAATAATTCAAACTCCTCCCTCGAATTCAAATCCTTTTTGAAATAAAATTCTAAAGTTTTATTTATAAAATTCTTATCTCTGTGATGAAAATTATCCTCAAATAATAATGAAACTTTAATGAGGTTCTCAAAATCATCATTTAAATTACTTGAATACTTATTATAATTGACAAGTGTAATTTTCTTATTATTAATTGTCAAATCTCGCTGAGATGTGCAATTTATTCTAATTTTTGGATAATTCATTTATTTTTTTTGATTAATTAATAAATTATTATTATTTTTATAACTTTATATATTTATATATAGCGTCCATTAATAAAAATACCCATAATACATTTGATATATGACACCATATAGTCCCAAATGTTTTATATTCATAATAATTGTAAATCGAATATAGAACTGATAATGAACCAAATGCGAAAAAAATAAATTCATTTACTCGCAATAATGGATATAACCAAAAGAATAAAAAGATAATGTTTAAATATTTAATATCCATCCAATGCCAAATTAAATGACCGTTCTTTCCAACAGTTATATCAAATTGATTATTTTTATAATTATAAATCATTATGAAAATGAATATGATAAATATTATTGAAATAATTACAATTCTTTCAATCCCTTCCAATTTACAATAATTTATTAATAAAACTTGAAGAAGTAATATGAAACAACCAACAATACTCAAATAATAAATATTTATCTTCCTTATTTCATCATACCTACTATCATTATTATTAATATTAATCCATGCCACATACTCCAATAATTGCATTAGAGATATTGAAAAAACGATAAAAATCGATAAAGTCCTATTTCTATTAATTAATAAGACTATTATCGCACATATTGAAGCAAATATAAATGTATTCAGGGAAATTTTGGCGCTATAACACATCTTAATTTATGATTTTATATAAAAAAATGAAATCTAATTTATATAATATACATATAATTGAAAAAAATATGGAAAAAATTATGAATATATTACCATCTGATAATGAAACCAAAGATACTTTATGGATGTATAAAGATAATATTGAAGTATTCAATAAATTTAATCAGTATGTTGTAGTAATTCAAGAAACTCCTTCTCCTTCTATTCCAATTATTCCTGTCATTAATCATATTGATATTAATGATATTAAGAATGATAAGAAAAGGGAATTTAAGAATGATTTTAAGAATGATAAGAATGATAAGAATGATAAGAATGATAAGAAGAAGGATAAGATTGAAAGTCCTTTGGATTTAATTATTCGTATTACGGAAGTTAATAAGATAATGAAGAATGACATTAAAGAAAAATTAATTGAATTCATTTCATTACCTGAATTTTCGAAGGCATTTGGAATGAAGAAATCGAGCGAAATTATGAATGGTTTGACGAAGGACAGTTGGAACCAGTCAACATCATTATTTATATCATTTCTATTAGATAAGACAGTTATTTATAAAGAAAAATCATATATTTATAATAAAGAAAAAATAAATCAAGTAATAACAGTTTGTTAAATAAAAAATGATTAATTTATTTAAAAATTTGATTATAATCAAATATAAATAAAAAGAAATGAATTCGCAAACTTTCCAAGTTTATAAAATTCGTTCAGATCTTTTAAAGAAAGTTAAAAATATTTATAATGAAATTTCTAGTGGTAATTATTGCTATTTTACGAATTTAAAAAATTTTATTGATTATTACGTGAATAATAATTTATGTAATATTTCTAATAATAATCTTTTAAATACCCTTCATCAAAATATGAATAATTGGAATATCAATAATAATAATATCAATAATATCATTATGAATGATATGAGTACTTTTATTTATAATTATGATAATACTGATAATGAAATGAATGATTTTATGCTGAAATTTGCTGAAATCATTTAAATAATATCAAAATAGAAGAACTTCATCATAAGTCAAATAGTTTTCTATATTTGTTTGAAGTTGTTGTTTTTGGAATTTTTTTTTTAATAAATAAAATTTCATACTAGATGAGACTTTTTGTTTATTATTTATGATTGTTTTAATATTGGCATTAGTAGCATCAATTACTATTTCCTCCTTATTAATACTTTCATTTAACATATTACATATATCTTCATATTTATTAATTTCATTATGAGATTTTATACAAAAATTAATATAATTATTAACTAAATTTAATGTTTCCTCATTCAACCAATTTAAATTAATGAAAATTCCATTATTATTCTTAGTATAATTATTATTATTATTTTTATGAATGATTTTAAAAATTTCCTCTAACTCATTACTATTCAAATTAGCAATATTATTTTTGATATTATTGAAAATTTCTAATTTTTCCATATAATTATTACCTTTATATTTATATATAACTGATTTATTATTTATATAAAAAATAATTTTATTTTAGTTTTTGATGATTATTCATAAATGAAACTTAATAAAAATCTTAGACATTCAATTATTATTTCTTGTATTATTAAAGATAATTATAATAAAATTATTATTAATCATAAAAATCTAATTTCATATCATAAAATTCTATTAGATTTATATGAAATCTTTGATTTGAATTTGGATTTTAATTTAGATTTGAATAAGAAGAATAGTAAAATTATAATGAAAGAAATTATTGAAATTATAAAAAGATATCATTATAAGATTGATATTAATATTCGATTAAAATTTGGAGAACTTATTAATTATAAAAATTGATTCATTTTATTTTTGTTTTTGATCATTATAAATGACTGAAATTATGTGTTTTTCTCTTAATGATTATAAAGTTGAAATTAATAATAATCAAATTGTTTTAACACCTTTTTATATTTCAAACGCCGATTTTATAAATTCATCAATATTATTATTACATAATAACGGTGTAAATTTGTTTATTTGTTTGTCTTCCCAATACCACCATTTTATTTCTAATAATTTTTCTATTTGTTCTTGTGTAAATCTATATTTAATTAATTTTGATGGATTGCCTCCAACTAAACTATATGGTTCTACGTTTTTTACAACATGACTATTGTTTGCGATTACAGCGCCATCACCAATAGTAATACCTGACATAATCGTTACATTGTTTCCAATCCACACATCATTACCGATAATTACATCTCCTTTTGTTGATGGATGTCCTATACCATCAAAATGATTAAATATATTTTGATGTATATGACCAAATGGATATGTGGTAACCCAATCTGTTCTATGATTACCACCTAAATATATATTTACATTTCCTGCAATTGAACAAAAATTACCCACTACTAATTTAGCATTGTTATTTGACCATAATATATTAGGAGTTCCATATGTATGTTTTCCATACGACATTAAAATTGTATATATATATATATATATATTAAATTTTTATTATGTTTAATTTATAAAATCGACATTTGAAATGTAAAAAGGTGTAACACCTATTCCGCGTGAAATTAGAAATTATATTAATAATGAAGAAGAATTATTGAAAATTAATTTCACTTATTCGACTATTAATTATTGTATTATTCATGATACTTGTAATGATAATATTATTACACCGACCGAAAAGAAAAATGAGACAAGACTATTATAAAAAATATAATAATTTTGTTATTCATCTTTTCTGTTGATGTAAATGATCGCATTAAAGCGACTAACTACAATTTGACGGTTCTGTTAAAACGGTTTGTAGTTTTTGTAAATCAACTCCTCTTTTATATCTTTCTGGTCGTTCATTATATTCCATATAATAATTAAACACTTTTTGAATATTTTTACAACCATTTTTATCACGATTGATACAACCATTCCGTTTATTTTCCATTTTATATGTTAGGATAGAATGCATCTTTCGTTCTTTATTTGTTTTATCTGGTAAATATAAATTATTACATAATTCTTCTGTCTTATAATTTAGACAAGAAGTTCTATATTCATCTATATCATAAACCTTAAAACGCTCTTGTAATTTTCTTTTTAATGATAGATTAGGTGTAGATATAAAATTTTTCATTTGCTTACCAATACTCCAATCACCAATTATAATAATACTATCTTTCGTATATGTTTTTTCAATTTTATTAAGCATATTATCTTCTGTTCGTTTTTTATTTATAAAAGCATACCATTTATATTGTCTAAACTTATTATTTTGATAAAGTTTATATAATACTTCATTAGTACTTATTTTTTTAGTTATAAAATTATTAAAATTGATAATATTACAACTTTTAGAATTGTATGATGATAATTCATTTTCTTTTGATGTAATTTCTAATTCATCTTTATATTTCTTAAGAATATTATGATATTTTAGTCTTTTTGTTTCATTAACTCGTTGTTTATTTGTATATGAATAAAACTTACCATCATCATTCATCATAGTAAATAAACTTCTTTTACCAGGGTCAATAAAAATATGATTTCCTTCTAATTCTTCTTTTTCAACATCATCAATATAAGAAAACTCTTGCATTTTTTCAACCTTTTTAGGTTTTTCTTTTGGTTTTAATTTATTTAGTTCTTTCTTTTCATCTTGTAATTTCTTTTGAGCGAGTTTCTTTTTTTCCTTATCTTCTTTTGTCATTTCTCGTGCTTCTTTTCGTCCTTTTTTCTTCTTTTCATTCTTAATTTTTTCACCTTCAATATAATCTTTATGAATAAATCTTAAAGATGTAGCATAACCATCTGTAATAATTGTATTATCAAACTTATAATCTTTTATTTTTTGAGTTATATTAAAGAATTTGTCCCATAAAAACTCTTTATTTAGTTCTACATTATCTAAATATTGCTTTTTTTCTTTATCTACTAAAAGTTCTATTATTGCTTTAGTATCAATTTGTATATGATTAGGAATAATAGATGATTGTATAGGAAAAAATTGATACATTTTCCCTTCTATTTGTTCTAATTTAATATTCATAAAAATCATATATTTAAGATACTTTTGAGGCGTACATTTAACATCATAATAATAATTAACTTCAAAATCTTCAGGAACAATTTTATAACGGTATTCTTTAATCCAATTATGAAACTTTTCATTTGCTTTTAATGTACCATTTAAAATATCATTTTTAACAACATATAAATCTTTAAATAATTGTTTTTTAAAGTCTTTATTTGTAATTTCATCTTTATATAAAACTTTAAAATAAGAGTTTATAAAACGATTTACATAATCAAAAAAATGCATTTTAATATTAGTTTCAATAGAAGTAAGAATAGTAATAGCATAATAATCTAAAATAGAAGATAAATTATTACCATCTTCTAATGTAAAATTATGTAAGTTTTTAAATTCATTTAATAGTAGAAGATTATTATTTTTAGGTTTAGGACCACGAGATGGTAATAGAATTGATTTCATAGACATTTTAATAGTATTTTCATCAATTAAAGGAATATCAATACCATTATGAAATTTATCTAAACACCATAATCTTAATAATAAACTTGTTTTTGTAGTAATATAATTTGTTCTATAAACAGCATCTTGAATGGTATTAAATATTTTTTGACTTTCTTCATTTTTATTTAGAATAGAAGTAATAGGTAATTTAATACACTTATATTTGTCAGGTGGTTTTTTCATTATGTATAATTCTATATAGTATATATTTAATTATCCTTATATAGTTTTTATAGAAGTAAAATAAAAAAATGACATTAGGAACAAGACTAAAAGAATTAAGAAGCAACGAAGATACATCAAATGCTGGAACAAAATGGACTATTGAAGAAGATAAACAATTAGTTCAAGAAATAGCTGATAACAAATCTTATGAAGAAATAGCATTAGAACATAAAAGAACTATTTTAAGTATAAAATCAAGAGTTATATCTCATATAATTTATCCAAAATATAAAGATGATATAGAAAATGAAAAAATATCAATAGAATATAAAATTGATAATGAATTAATTATAAAATACATAAATAAATTAAAAACGAACAATAATATACAAAAATCAGTAAATAATAATAAACCTGATACAAAAATAGATAATAAAGAAGTATTAGAATATTTACAACAATTAGATAAAAAAAATGAATGATATAAATACTAAATTGGATATTCTATTAAAAATCAATTTAAATGTTAATTTCTTTTAATTTATTCTTCTTATTTAGATAAGCAGTTCTTCTATATTCTTTTAATTTTTCAGGGTTCTCTTCTTTCAACTTTTTTAGATAATTTGCTCCGCCTTCTTTTACTCTTTCTTTATTTTTTTCATAATATCTTTTATGAGTATTACCATAAGTATATTTTTTTAATTGTTCCTTTAACTCAATAATTTCATTTTTAAGTTTTTCATTTTCTTCTACCAGTTTAGTAATATCCATAATGTTATATATTATTATGTGATTTATTTTTAAGTATATTTATGTAGTAAGAGTATGATAGAACAACATAGTAAGGATTATAAATTAACTGTTGTAAAATATTATTTGACTCATAATAAGACGATGATAGATGTATGTAATAAAATATTCAATTGTAAATATCAATCTTTATCTAAATGGAAAATAAAATATAATAAAGATGGTAATATTGATAGAAAGAAAAGATATAATAAACCTTTAAAAATAACACCAGAAATAACATCATTTATTAAACAAGATGTTAAATTATATCCTACAACCACATTATGGGAATTTTCTAAATTGATAAATGACAAATATAAGGTAAAATTATCAGACCATTCAATCTATAATATATTACAATCAAACAAAATTACAAGAAAGAAATTAAGAAGTAAATACTATCCTGAAAAGAAAAAAGGACAAGAAAAAGAAGATTTAGAAGTTTTTTATAATAAATTAAAGAGTTTTAGGTATGACAAAACGATTTGTTTAGATGAAACTTCTATTTATTTAAATATGAAACCATCTTACGGAAGAAGTAAAAGTGGAACAAGAGTAATAGATAAAACTTATAAATATCCTTATAAAAGATATAATTTATTATTCGCTATTAGTGCTGATAAAATAGTAGATTATATCTTATATAAAGACTTAAAAGGTGGTTTAAAAACTACCAATATTATAGATTTTTATAATAACAGTATTAAAGATAAATATAAAAATTATTTGATTATTATGGATAATGCTGTTATACATAGGTCAAAAATTATAAGACAAATAATAGAAGAAAGTAATAATGATTTATTATATAGCGTACCATATCATCCAGAAACAAACGCAATAGAAGAATTTTTTAGTCAATTAAAAACATTATATCAAAAAAGAAAGTCCAAATACATACGAAGATATAGAAAGAGTAATAAAAGAAATAATAACTACCAAAATAAAGCGAGAACATTTAACAAATTATCTAAAACATAGTTTTAAGATATATAAAAATAAATAATCTTGTCTCATTTTTCTTTTCGGTCGGTGTAATATGTATAAAATTATACCAACTAATATTATATTACAAAACACTGCTTTTAATATTTCACTAAAAGAAGATTTCGAAGGAACTAAGGGTTATAAATGGTTTTCTGAAATTGGATTATCAGTTCAACGCAAAGATGCGAATGGAACATTAAAATAAATTATGAATATGATTAGAATTAATAAAATTAAAATAGATATTGGTATTAAATTATCAAATGGAGTTGATATTTATTATAAGAATTTTTGAAAAAAATGATTTTTTATTATTTTTGTAATTTTATTCATAATTATGAATGAAATTATTAGAATTCCAAATATTAATAATTATGAGGTAAAAATTATTAATAATGAATTATTCTTAATACCTATTTTATCTAAATTGCGTAATTATATTACTAATGAAGAAGAATTATTTCGAAAAGATTTAACGAATTCAAGTATAATTTATTGTATTATTAAAGATAATGATAATTTTATTGAAATACCAGCAAATTATCCACATATAAGATGTTTAATAAATTTAT